ATCGTTCATCCGGTGCATGGCCGTGGCCCCAAACTGATCTGGCTGCCCATACGGGAAGACCAGTTCCTGGTGTAGGCCGCGCTGCTTGTCGATGATGTTCATGGCCACCTTGTTCAGGACCACCAAGCGCTCATCGCCGTTCTTCACCCCTGCTTTTTCACTCCGCCCGCCGAATCCGGCAGGTATCAGAAACACGCTGGTGTTCAGTTCGGGCACGCGTATCTCCCAATCCCACCGCAACTTGCACACTTCCTGTTCCCGGCAACCGCTGTTCACCTTGTAGAGGGCCATCCTCAACAGATGATCCGGTAACTCGGGAAACAAGATCGCCTGCTCTTCCCACGACATCGGGTAGGGTTTCCGGGCGGACCTCTTTTCCTCCAGCATCGAGATCATCGGTACGCTCGTCAGCCACGGCCGTTTTTCCGCGTCGCGCCACTTCCTGTGGCACAGGTTCAAGATTCGGACGACTCGCTGCAGGGCGATGTTCACCGTCCTGTTCGAAACGCCCGGCTTCACCTTGCCGGTTGCCGTCTTGGTCGGTTTTTGTCGATCGCGCTTGAAGGCGGCAAGTGTTCCGTCATCAATGTGCGTGATCGGCAAGTCGCCGATGTACGGATCCAGTTGTTCAATGTGGGAAGCGGACAAGGCGATTGACGCCTGATCCTTGAAGTCCACCAGGAACTTCGTGGCAGCCTCCCGCCAGGTTCGCACCTGGCGCACGCCGTAAACCTTCTCCTGCCTGAGCTTTTCCAGGCGGTGAATCAGGTACTGCTCGGCTTCTTCCCTCTCGCTTGATCCAGTGCTTTCTTGAAGTCGCTGACCTCGGACGACTTTGTCGATGTGCCAAATGCCGTTCCTCTCGTAGAGGCCGGACATGGTTTTTCGCGCCATTTATTAACTCCTTGGCGCCCACTGCGGGGCCGATTGTTATCCTCATTGCTAGCTTTTTCAATTGCCATCGACTCGATGTAAGCGTCTGCCCATGCGTCCAGTTCAAGCCGGTCAAAGGCAACACCCTGTTTTCCAATGGGGAATTCCCTGACGTGGGGGCGGACGGTGGTTTTGAATTCGGCACGGCACATGCCGAGATATGCAGGGGCATCCATAGCCCGAATGAAGCGTGGTGGGGTATCTGCTACCGCCGCCGCTCTTGTATTGGCCATGAGGGTTCCTCGAGCTGCCGTTACGGGCTGAATTATTGAAAGGGGGGAGAGCGTTGCTGCGGGGGTTGGCTAGCCCCTGATCTGATCGATTTAGCCTGTGCCGGGCTTAGTGATAGATTGGCTTTGGCGAGCAGGGAATGCCTCTCCTTCCCACCTCCCGGGTTTGCCGCGGATAGCGCCATGGTGTCCATAGCAGTGGGGTTTTTTACTGGCAAAGAGTTTCTCGCAAGCCTCAAACAACGCAGCCTCACCTTCAATTGCGATCAATTCCTGCCCTGCCATCGAGCCAACCTGAATCCATCCCGACTTGTCGCGGCCATAGTTTTCAGTCTTGAACAGTCGATAACGGTTCCGGTGTCCGGTGTTGGGTGATGAGCTCTCGGTGTTCAGGTAGAAGTGAACGCCAGCCTGATGGACCTGCAGGGTCGTTTTAGCCATTGCGCACCTCTGTTCCAGGCACCGAGCGAAGATTCAGCAGCTTGATGCCGCAGGCCCTAGCTAGCTCTTGTAGATCTCGCACTGTGGTCTGCTCGCGTTTCATCGCCATGCCTAGATCTATAAGGCGCTGGCCGAACTCCGCGAACTCGCTTGATTGGTTCGGTGCTTGAGTGGTCAATGCATGTCCTCTCTGTTAATGGCTGCCTACAAGGCAGTTTCTCCAAGGCGAGCAAAGGCCCGCCGCGTTGTTGGCGTTCGCAAAAAATGATGGAGGCTCTGGGTTTGCCGTGAGGCAAATGAGGAGTGATGCAAAATTAGCAAAAGCTAAATAATTAATCAATACAAATTGCTAAATTAATATTTGCTAATTCCAGAGCGGGCATGGAATGCCGCTCGTTGCTGCTCGTAGTGGCGATTCAATGGTGATAAATTTCGCGTCGTTAGCAAGCTGTACGGGCGAGTAGGGCGCGCGTTGTTCCGAGCTCGGACGATGGCAACAGCTTTACCAAGGTTCAAGAGCGGCACGTGTTCTGGTGGGCGATGTATTCGCGCTGAAGCTGATGAAGCAATGCCCTGAAGAAGGGTTGATCAATGCCAAAGAAACATCAGGAAAGCAGAGCAGCGACTGCTGCTGACATTGAGCGCTCTATCCAAGCGCTGAACAAAATGGCTGAACGCCTCTGGGGCGATGGTCGAGAGACCGAGGCGAAAGCCCTCCTTGATGCCCTGGATTCTCTAAATCGGGCGCTGGACCGGATCAGGATTGGAGAAAGCCGCAGGGCTGCAAGTCTCCATTGAGATCGACTGAGCGGGTTCTATTAGCCTCAAAAGGAATTGAGATGGCATCAGTTATGTTTCTGCATGGCGAGGAAGATATTCCCGAAATTGTCCATGCTCTAAAGTCTTTTGGAGTCGCAGTAATCGGATGCATGCGCTCTCGCGCACCGGAGCTCCGAACGCTGGTCAGCGAAGCTTTGGGGGCAGAGAAGAAAGACGGCAACGGGGTTATCAACTTGCTGTTGCCGCTGAGTTACAAGGGCGACATTTGGGATACCACCGTATTTTTTTATGATGCCAAACACAGTTACCGACCGGGTACATCCATTGCGCTGGTGAATCGGGCGTTGGGCGAGTGGATTGCAGAAGGCCAGAATGATTACTACCTCTATAGTGAGTAAACCCTGGTAGGGATATAACTGGAGTGGTAAGGCGTGCTTCGTCGTCGAGGATCGTCTCGATCGTTTACACCGATGAGATCAAAGCCGGCGCAATAACCAGGACGATCATAAAGATGGCAGATCTCATACAAGGGCTCGACGGCCCCAGGACAGCCCAGCAGGAGCTGTTCTACGACCTTGAGGATGCGACCGCAATCATTAACTGGTCAGTTATTGAGCTAACAGACTTGGCTAGTCAGGCTACAGATGCGGGCCAGTCCGCCTTCCTTAGGAAAATGTGCATGATTCTGTCTGCAGAGCAGGAAAAGCTCCGCAGATACGCAGAGGAAGCGAAGGCGGGAAGGATTGTGCGAGCGAAATCAGAATAGATTGCTGCCTGCCCGTGTAAGAGATCTCTTACGCCGATACACGGTCATGGCGCACATCGGAAACCATCGGAATAAAAAATAAACTACCGTATCATCATCACTTGTGACGTTTTCTAAATAGCTACACGTCTAACGACTGATCCGGGATTCTCTCGCTGCGAAGCGACAACCCATTCGTTTATAAATTTGGAGATCCTCATCGTGGATTATCGTGCAGCAGCATCACAGATGATGGTTGCAGCCCTGGCTCTGATGGGTAGCTACTCCGAAGCTGCGACACACCAGAAGCCGACTCCCCGCTTGGAAGTGGAATGTAACCATCTGGAGCTTGCAGCAATGCAGAAAGAGCTAAAGGAATTAGCTGACGGTTGGTCAGAGCTTGATGGGATATTTGCAGAAGCCCTGAGATCGTGCCTCAAGCGCGATAGCATCGCCCACCAAGAGTTCTCTCGAGTGGCTGAGCTGCTAAACGCAACTCGCGCCCTCGAATCGGCGCTGAAAAATGCGCAGCCACCAGTTCAGTTAGTCGCTGACCACCTAAAGCTCCGTCGTGTTGTTGCCGGCACTCGTGCCAGGCTCTCGGAGCTAGACAGTCTTCACCGGCAAGCTACGCGCATACCTGAATACGTAGATACAGAAATCAATTTCAATGGATTGAAAGAGCTGGCAAGTCACACAAATGCCCGCATGGCGCATATCGCCTAAGGGAGAAAATGGCTTCTGTAAGCTTCCATCAGGCGACATTTGCAGAGTATTTCGAGCCGATCGATAAGATTCATCCGGGTCTATCTGAAAAAATTGCTTCCGACTTTCTGTCCTACATCGAGTCGAGGCAAACCAGAACGCCAATGTATTTCGGCAGAGACGCACCCTACACCCAGCCCCAGGCAGCGCTCAATGCGCACCTATGTCACATACATATCAAGCTTCCGCCTGGCAAGTTCCGTCAAGACCGTGCCCAGTATTACAGGGTGTGCGACTTCAAGAAGCCTCATGAAGATGCAGCATTGGTTTACGTGCAGGGTGAGCTCGAGGAGGATCATTATTTGATTCTTGCGTTCTTTTGGCCTGACGCTCACGAACAGGCAAGAAACAACATAGTGATGCGCTATTTGTCTCATCTAGCCAAGGATTGGCGAGACCAAAACTGAAGCCCGGCCCAGCGCCGGGCTTTTTCGTTCCGCCTTACCCTGGTCCACCCATGCACTCTGCGGTGGCGGCAAGTGATGCTCCTGCCTGCTGGACAAGCTTTCGCCACTCGTCACTGGTGATGAGGTCGGCGCGCTCCATGGCGTCAGCTCGCCTCAACAACCCGAAGTACTTAACTTCTGCATCCATTTGACTTCCAGCCACTGCGAATAACTCGCGCCAGGCTGTCATGGCCAGTCTTCGCTGTGCCTCTCTCATTGGAACCCCTAATGGTGGTCTATGGGAGTAGAGGTCAGGTTACAGCGAGCGTTCCGAATGCTTGCACGCCATGCGACCAATGGTGGCTGTGCGCCATTAATGGTCGGGTTTTGGTTCAATTCCGCAAGATGGCAATGAGAGGTTTGGCAGGCTCATTGTTTGTTCGTAGCATGTTCGTGGTGTTGTCGACTCGTGTCGAGGGCAGTGGACCAATGGAGCAGTAGCGCCCTTCATACGGTCAATAAGAACGCCTCGTACACCAAGTAGCGCATTGCTCGGCTCAAGCTTCAGAACAGATCTTGGTCGCTAGGGGGAGGGCAGCTACGATCTCGTCCATCGTCGCTTTGTCTCGGTCAAAGTAGGCTGCGCCGGCATGTGTCACCGCAAGCTGATGGTCTCCAATCTCGACGACGTCCACCAAAGCAAAAAGCGAGATTAGATCCAGCCCTTCGACTCTCCCAATCTCTGTCTCTGGCAACTCGTTCCCCTCATCCAACATGGCAGCGAACTCTTTGGCCTCTTGGTGCGTATTGAAAAGCTCCAGCATTTCCGTCGACCAAATTCTATTGAGATCGCGATACGCCACCGTCTCTGGGGATCCTGGACTCCCGAGATAATAGGCATGCCTGTTTGCGAGAGCTTGAGTGACCGGGTGATTGGGCCCTCGCCGAATGACCCAAGCGCCGTTAGGGCCCTTCGCGCTGATGTGCGGGATGAGTGCGTACTGCTTGATGGTTGGTTCATCGTCGAACGGGTTGTAGGGCAAGGCAGGGCGACCCAAGTGCAACGCTGTCGCCCCGCAACTCAACTTTACGCGGTAGCTGTCCGATGATTCCCATACTCCGAAGAGTTCATCCTTCGCCATCAACCGAATGATCGCGGGTATCAGCACCTGGGATTTCTTCCCCATCATGGGGGCTATCCGAAGGAGCTTTCTATCCCGTTCGCTGACTTCTTCTGTCAGCACAGGATCAAGGTCCGCCGGGGTGAACTGCACGAACTCCCACTCAAGTAGGCCTTCTTTCTCTTGGGCCGCTAACGACTGCAGACGCTCCGGTTCCATGTACAGCTGGTCCAGCCGTAATGGGATCGAGTCTGTCTCGCGTGTTGCGCGGCCGGCGCTGGTGGAAGGCTTAATTGAATCGATCGCCGCTCTCCAATCGCAACCAGGCTCTGTCCAGACCGCGAGTGCGTCAGGGAAAACCACTCCTGACGTGCTGCTCTCTGGTTTTCCGAAGTAATAGCTTACGTACGGAAGGGCGCCGAAGAAAGTTTTTGTTATTTTCCGAGGGGCAGGGTGGGGGCCTTCAACAAGTCGATACTCAAGGACAAGATCCAAATCGCCACACATCAGTGCGCCGCGGGCGTACGATCCAACGGCCCATAGAGAAGTGATCTCAACCTGAGACGTCACTGCTTTGTTGAAGAAGAAGTCTTTGTGAGCGATGGTGCGGGTGGATGCCTCGTCAAGCCGCTGGCAGATCCGCTCTAGCTTCTTGGTGAACGACTCACGGGGATAGCGCTTCTCGAGTGCGGCCATGCTCTCAGCTCTTCAGGTGGACGAGAGAATGACCGTACCACTCTGGGTAGCTAAACCACCATTAGCAACAGGTACAGTAAGCTACGACGGGTAGTCGGTTTATTTGTGCTATCAATTCAACTGCGTCAATGGCTGTGCAAGCGTGCAGTTCCTATAGATCCCACGCGTATCCGGTTTGTCCGCAGTTTCTGGCAATAGACGAGAAAATGTCCTCAGCGGAATATTGCTTAGCCGCCCATGCATCAAGGTTAGCTTGGATCACAGCTCTACAATTCTTTGGAAGCCCAGTTTTCCCATACGTGGGTACTGCGTTGGGATCGCCTGGCGCAGTGAATCTGCCGATGACTATTCCAATTATCAGAATCAGAACCAGCTTTAAAAGTTTCATCTGCTCTCCTGTGCATTGTTTACTGCTGAGATGATCTCGACATGTCGACTCTTCGCATCTTCCCATGCGTTCAGCGACACCTGCTTGGCGGCGGTTGCTTCATGAACAATTTCTTCGACTTGGCTCTGCATATCGAGCAACCGCATGTCCATTGCGTCTATCTTGTCATTCAGTTTTTGTATGAGCTTCCTGGTCGTGACGGCCTCGAAAAATGCTGAACCAGCAAAAATGAAGGCAATAAGGTAGCGGTAGTCAAAGTCCATTTCTCGTCTCGCAGGCTGAGTGAAAAACAACAGATCGGAACACGCATTGACCGTACCACTCTGGATGCCTGCACTACCATTAGCAACAGCTACACTCAGTTTTTGCTATGTGAAATATGTGTGGCGCTTAAGAAAAAATAACGTTTCATTCGGATGGTATGACTGAGAGTGAGCAGACTGCCAGAGATGTTTGGGTATGAAAAAAGGAGCTTTATATGGAGATTGAATACGTTCAAGAGTCAGTTAAACTAGTAGCTGCACTTGCGTGGCCGGTAACTGTTGTAGGTGTTATGTTTTTCTTCAGATCAAATCTTATAGTTATTTTTGAGGCGCTAACAAAGCGAATTAAAGCTGGCGCCCAAATAGAAACCCCATTTTTTTCGGTTCATGCTTTAAGCACGACGCTACCTCTACCGGAGGTAGGTACTTTGGTAACTGCTGAGCATCTCGCTTTGATTCATAGCAGTTGGCGCTATCCTCAAAAAGATAGAGAGTTTGGGAGGCCGATGTACGCGTTTAACGCAATTATACAGGGGCGGGATGAGGTGTTGGATCGAATTGAATATGTTAGATATACTTTGCATAATAGTTACCCGAATTCGATTCAGACCACAACGGACAGACTTAGCCGATTTAAGTTAAAAGAGCTAGCCTACGGAGAGAGCAATCTTCGGGCAGAGGTAAAGATATTGGCTCAAGACGAACTGGTCTGTTTGAAGCGATATATAAATCTGACGGAAACAGGTTCCCGGTTGTAAGTGGAAGCCCAGTCAAGTACTGGGCTTTATTTTGAACTTGTCCCTCGATAAATTCAATAGATGGTCATTACTTGAATTCACCAAGCATTTTTTGATTTCGTAACCAGCGCTTTCGGTGATCTGAAGGGGTTATCAACGACGTCTACCTTCACCTACTTCACCTTTTAGGCCGGGTAGGTAAAGCCATGACAGGGTATGCAGTTATCTTATGGCTCATACTTGCCCGCGTCTCGAGTTTGTTCTACATGTTTTAGACCATGCCCAAACCAGCCCGTTCCCAGATGATCGCTAAATAGGGAGTAGGCATTTTCCATAGTGACACAGTGCACTTGTTCAAATGCACTATCACAAGCTTCAGTGCTCCCGTCCCTTACATCCCCAGTACACATAGACATATCTAATGTCAGTGGACATACAAGGAAATATACCAAAAAGCCATCCATGGTAATAAAAAAACAGTGCGTAGAGCGCATTATGTACGGGCTTAGAATCTGGCCGTTCTCCTTGCCGAACTCTTCCTCGACCTCAACGATCATCTGTTGGCGTAGCGCAGGAAGGTCAAACTGCTTTGAGCTAATAGGATCTCCTATCGTACCGCCTGGAAAATGGTAGCCCTTTCGTTTTGCCTGCTTTTTCCCGCTTGTACCGCCCGTTCCAACAAGGACGTTCTTGAACGATTCGTCGCAAAAAATTCCATATACTTTTGCCATTCCGAAGCCTCCTAAATCCCAGGTAGAAAATAACCGAAAAACAAACTTGGGTATTAGTTTAGCCATGTTGAGCACTTTAGCTTCACAGCTTGATCTTTCACTTACTATTCACGAACCCACGGTGAATTTCCTAAATCATTTCAATAGCATACACCATGCAGTGTCCGCATCATCTACGGTTGGTGTTATGGCTTCTGACGTAAGCGCAGTGGATTCGCCGTACCGAACACAGCGATCACTTTGGCCAAGGCGGTCTCGGTACCGGCGCGAATGTCCATCGGCTCGGTGGCGAGCCAGATGGAGTCGATGCGAATCATCGCAGTAGGTCTCGAAGAAAGGTCGCGCAGGCAGCAGCATTTTCAGTTGGCCAGTTCACTTTGATGGTGCCGAGTGGGTGCTGGATCTCAACGCAGATATTCGACGATGCAACTTGCGAATTTGCTCCGGTTATCTGCATGGGCAGCGGAATAAATGCAGGTTTCAGTGACGTGTTTTTCTGGGCGTGTATCCGAATCCATTTGTGGGCGAGGTTTGCGTTGAGGCTATGACTGAGTGCGATGCTGGCAATCGGAGCGCCGGGCTGGGCACACTCTTGAATGACCTGAGCCTTGAAGGACTTGGAGTAGGAACGGCGTTGTGGCTGCATGAAATACCTGCTTAAAAGGCTAGAGCTGGTGCCCACTTGAATTTAAGTGCACACCATGTCTTGGCTTTGCAGGGCTGGGTAGATGACTTGGCCGGACGGATACCCTACAGCAGCCTCGTTGGGTCCTTCACCAAGTGATCTCCGGTGGATGAAATTAATCCCTTCGGAAAACATCCTCCAGCAATCAGTGCGCGCAATGTCTCGTGCGCTTGCTGCTCCGCATTTTTGTTCGTCATCTTCAAGCTCCACCCTTCTGTTTCGGCAATTTGAATTTGCACCTGAGCCTAGCGCATCCTTGGCCACGCGCTCCGGTTCGTGCGATCACGTCTCCGCTATTACATTTTGCTAACTGGCGATAGACTGGATGCTCGCTGATTGGATGGGCATTTTGCCGGCTGGTGACAGCCTATTTGCGTCGTTGAAATATATGGTGGGGTGCCGTGGCACTACTCAGTAACTCTATACGTGCTCACTCTGAGCTGCCTGATTGGTTTGACCTGAAAAATTACAAATTTCTAAGTGATCTTGATAGTGCAGGTTGGTATGAGCAACTCTTTGCAAGAGAGCAATTGTTTCTTTTGATTAAACTCAGAAGTGACAAAAGTAAGATGCCTGATGAGTCATCACTAAGCTTTAAGATGGCGCGCGAGATATGGAGTTCGGCTAAGGTTTCATTCAAAAACTCTGAAGTTTTATCGGCAGCGTGTGGCTATGATGGTGCTAACAGTCGCGTTAGTTCTAGCTACTCTCGCTCGGTTCACTCATTAACATATCGGGAGTATCTGCAAGAGGGGGATAAGATAAAGGATGAGCAAAAGCTAAATGCGGATTTGTGGTGGGAGAATATTAAAAGTGATCGCTTGGATGTTGCCGATCCGGCTATAAGGCTATCTCGAAAAGTTATGGGGTTTATCGATTCTCCGCTCTATATTTCGCAAAAATTTACAGCGACTCGAGCAGTGGCAGAAATCGACTTGACCATGCCGGATGCTATGTTGGTAGCGTCTTTTAAAACTTGGTTATCTGATACAAGGGCTGATTTCTGTTTGGCAGCTCCTACGCAATATCGTCGACTGGATTTTGCTTCCTGGTGTCGAGTTGGTGTCTTGCCTTATATCGACCTCACGTCTTGGGCCGAGCTTTCAGGTAGGAAAATTCCGAACAGGGTAATGGCAAATACCATTTTTCCGACAGGCGAGGGTGGTGAGGAAACCATTAGGAAGACGACCGCCCCTCTTGCTCTAGAAATGATAGGTCGTGGGGAGTATTCAGATAGGACCATTCTCGACACGCTACTGGCCGTCGCCGCTCTTGATGGTGGAGTCGTAGAGGTTGGTTAATTCGGAAGACTTTACGTCTCGATTTTTTCCGGAAAAAAGATGGCCCTTTTGAGCGCCTTCCAATTGCTAGTTTTGTGTGAATAATTGGGAACCATCGTAACCACAGAAGCTCCGAGAGGCGCACGATGGCCATATCTGTTCCAATTTTTTCCCAGGCATTTTTCGCCAGCTATCGTCGTATTACTCTTCAGCATTCAGATAGATTGCGATTCAAAAAAACGATCGGAAGTAACCAATTCCCCACTCCCCCGATCTTGCCGGCGAGTGCAGGGCGAATACTGCAAAGATGGCAGAGCTTTAATGGGATTCGCGGCGGTAGAGGCTATATAACTTCATTAGGACTGATTTTCAGAGTCGTCGACGATCTTGATGTTTGTGCCAAACATAAGGCGCGCAAGCATCATGTAAGTCCCAGCGGTCGACTTGTCCCCCGATGCCGTAGCCTCTTTAACGATCTCAATGAACTTCTTTTCGGCCCGGTTTGTAATGTACTCCTCAAATGGTACTCCGGCGGCCTCGGCCTCACTTTTAGCCTGCTTCGCCTCCTCCGTATCCATTAACAATGCCAAATCATTGAGCATGCGCTGCCTGGTCTTTGTCGGAGGGTCAGTGGGTAGGGGGCCTCCCACAATGACGCGTAGACGTTGCTTTGGGGTTAGGTCGTCTGGCTTGACGCCAAGCGCCGCGGCCAACTTGAGCAGCACGGTTTTTCTTGGGCTTGCTTGGCCTGACTCGTACCGCGATATCTGCGATGGAGTAATTCCGATGGCATCGGCAAGTTGTTGCTGTGTAAGGTTTTTCTCACTCCTTAACGAAATGAGTTTTGAAGCGAAATCGTTGGACATGTCGATCCCCTGTACGTCCCTAGAAGCGTACAGCAAACGCACAAAAAGCAAAAATTGTTTGACGAGGTCACAAAAAGCACTAAACTCACAAAACGCAAACAAGGAGGCACCATGAAGACCTTAAAAATCACCACCGCCGTCAGAATGCTCTGTGACATGAGGGAAAAGCTTGAAGGGAAGGCTGCCGAAAACGGTCGCAGTCTGAGCGGCGAAATTATCTTTCGTCTGAGGAAGTCTCTAGAGCAGGAGATGGATCGTGGAAAACAGCAGGCATAAAAAAACCCCAGCGCCGGCCAGCGCTGAGGTTTGGATAACGTCAATCTTCGAGGAAAAACGTCATGGATAAGCATACCGCAGTAAATGAAAAACTCAATGCTGGCGCTATCTGTATGCCGGTCACGGTGGAGTTGTCTTTCACGATCTGCAACCCGGACCAGGAACACTTGCTTGCTGTACGGCCCGGGATCCCAGTAACGGATGCCCTTGAAGAGGCGTCCTGCATTCTTAGTGAATTGAAATCATCACTTGAGGCAGCTGCGATGGGGGTCGATGGAATCACGCCTAATCAGGCATGGCTCCTGTTTCGGGCTGCGAATACAGCGAAGGCCATCGTCGACTCGACGCATGAAGGCCTGGAGAAAGCCCAATGAATCTCTCATTGGGCGAACACGGGCGGACTTCTTGCGCAGCGGCAAGCCACCAGCTTGCTGAGAACTCACCTCGCGCTGTGACCATGAGCAGTTCCGAAATCGCAGAGTTGACCGGGAAGCTCCATGCTCATGTCCTTCGGGACATCCGCACGATGCTTGAGGCATTGGAAGATGATCCAGTTTTGGATCATGTCCGTGAGGACAAGGATGGTCGTGGGTATACCGTTAATTTCCATATGGATCGGGAGCTCACGGAAACTCTTCTGACTGGCTATAGCATCCCACTTCGTCGCAAGGTTGTTCGTCGCTTGCACGAACTCGAGGAGGCCAACGCTAAACCGGCCTTCGACTATGCGGCCGCGTTGAGCGATCCCCGAACACTCTTGGCGCTGCTCACCGAAAATGTGACGAAGGTCGTCGCGCTGGAGGCGGACAATATCGAGCTTTCGAAAGAGAACCACTTGCTGGAAGTGAAGGTTGAGCAAGACGCGCCGAAGGTCGCCTTCCACGACATGGTCACCGTGTCGCACAAGACCTACAACGCTGCCCAGGCCGCAAAGGTTATCGGCACCGGCCGCACTCGGTTGTTGCAGTTCATGCGCCAGAAGGGATGGGTGACCAGGACCAACGAGCCATACCAGGCGAAGATCGAGGCAGGCCTGCTTGATGTGAAGCTGGGAACCTTTGAGCATCCAATCGACGGCACGATCCCAACGTGCTCGACGCTAATCACCGGCAAGGGACTGAGCAAACTTCAGGCTATGTGGCAGAGCAGGGAAGAGGACTTGCTGAAGTAGCAGGATAGAAGCCCGGCCTAGTGCCGGGCTTTTGCTATCTGGGGTTTATGGCTTTTCGGAGTTGGCTTTTTCGAGCAGACCGGCGATGCCTTCCAGCAGCACCAGGTCCGACTCCTTCAGCTTCCCCTTTGCCGCGGCTCTGGCCAGCTTATCGATGATGGTGATCGCCCTAGGTGAGGCGGTCCCTAGCATCGCTTGGTAAGCAGGGGATTGTTCACGAACGACCTCATGACGGGTGAACTCGCCCTCGATGACGTTTGAACCGTAGTTGCCCGGGTTAACCAGGACGCCAGGCGCCAAGCCGATCTTCTGCTCAAGATTAAGCGCAGCTTTCTCGCCCAGGCCTCGATGCCCATTGAGGATCTGGGACAAATAGGACGCGTCCAGATCGTGCTGGTCGGCGAATTCTTTCTGGCTGAGTTGGCCGATTACGCGCCGCAGCGCGTCGACCCGAAGAGTTTTCATATCCATAGGCGAATAGTGATCCCGCGTTAGCAAACAGTAAATTATAAAAAGCTATTGCTATGTAAATTAGCAAAGCGTAATCTGAAGCTCTTTCGGAGATCACCATGACGCTACTCGACCTCATCCGCTCCTTGGAGCCGGCCCAACTGGATGCTCTAGCACAGCGAAGTGGCACCAGTGTCGGCAACCTCAAACAGATTGCCTACGGGTATCGCCTGGCTGGTCCTGGACTCGCCATCAATCTTGATCGCGAGTCGGGGAGGGCGGTGACGTGTGAAGAGCTGCGTCCTGACATCGACTGGGCTTACCTGCGTAATTCATCCACCAGCTCCGAGCAATCTGCCGCCTGATCCGATGAGCAAAGTTTCGCTCAGCGACAGGATGTGCTGCCACGACAACCGCCAAGAGGTTTCCCGAATGGAACAAGTACATCGCGCAATTCATGAGGCAGTGCTTGATGCGGGGCCAAAGCAATTGGCTCACCTGATGGGCATGAGCCATACCGCGCTGCTCAACCGCAGTAACCCGAATGACGACTCGCATCGGCTCAACCTGGAGCAGTTCTTACAAATTCTGGTGCACAGCGAGAATCCTGAACCACTGCAGTTACTGGCGAGAGCCTTGGGGTACGAGTTGGTGCCAGTGGTCAAGCCGGAAGGGAAAAGCCTGGTTCAAGCGCTGGTGCACTTGGCTGCTGAGTCTGGGGATGTTTCCCGCGCGGTCCATGACGCCATGGCTGATGGACGCGTAACGCAGATCGAGAAGGCCGGTATCCAGAAAGAAATCGGCCATGTGCGGCAGAGTTTGCTGGTGCTGGAAGAGTCGGTGAAGGTTGCGTGAACACGCTGTCAGGACGGGACTTGCATTATTTCAAACGGGTGGATGATGAAATTCGCCCGGTGCAGAAAGCAACAAACCCGGCGGGAACCGGGCTTATCAAATCGTCCTGTGCAACCAGGACAACACATCTCGTAGAGGTATTTATCATGGCACACGCAATTGGTGGTGAACAAGCTCGTCGTCTGATGTTGATCAATTATCCGCTGATTCGTACGCGCGACGACCTGAGTTTTACAGCCCGTGATGTTCAGGGGCGCCTGGTCAATTGGACACGGAACAACCCCGGCGTCGCTGCCGACTGGGAAAAGGGTATGACTTTCTTCGATGAAGAAGTCAGCGCGTTGGCAGCCTTTGACGAAACAGAAGCCTTCCATGCAATTCAGTTCGCAATTCTGGGTATGGGCGGTCGCTGCACGAACCTTGAAATTGGTTTTGCTCAACGCGTCGCTGCAGCCGCGGTGTTAGGGCTGCGCGCCATGCGCGATGGTGAAACCGATTTTGTGCCTTCCGATCGGGAGGACAACTGATGAGCCAATCAACTATTCCTCTCGTTCGCATCTCTGATGATGCTGACTCCATGCATTCCGCGGGCTATTTCATCGATTCCATTGGCCGACTGTTTCTCGATCTTGCAGGGGAAGCACCCGATTCGGTCGAGCGAATTCTCAATGGCTACACCGTTGGTGGGATAGCTGCCGGGCTTCGAATTGTTGGTAGCGACCTGATGTCTCGTGGTGATGATCTGAATGGTCTGCTCGCAAAGCAGGGCGGCAAGGAGGTTGCCAAATGAGAACTTTACGAGAAGCACTTTTGGAGCCCTCCACGGCCTGCAAAATCGCTGGCCCTTGGCCTACCTATGCCAGCTTCCGAAATCTCCCTGAGCGTGAGCGCTGGGTGCTTTACGGAAGCGCCAAGGCGTATCGGCAGGCTCTCGAGGATCAGGGGTTCGTCATGGCAGAGTCTTACGACGCTTTCATCAAGCGTGTCACTGACGAGATGGAGCTTTGACGTATGAGCCTGTTGTTCAACTTCCGTCCCCTGGTTATCAATCCGCAGCTTGCAGAACGCATTGGGCTGAACGAAGCAATAGTGCTGCAGCAACTTAAATATTGGTTGAACGAGACCGAGTCAGGTGTAGAGCACGAGGGGCGTCGCTGGGTTTACAACACTGTCGAGCAGTGGCAAAGGCAATTCCCCTTCTGGTCGGCGGATACTGTCAAACGGGCGCTCACTTCGCTCCAAAAGCAGGGTTTGGTTATGGTCGAAAAGTTAGCCAAGGCCAAGCATGACCAGACGAACCACTACACCATCAACTATCAATCGGCTGCCCTGGTCGATCAGGGCATTTTGCACCAATCAGAAGAGGGCAAATTGCCCCAATCGGTTGGGGCAGGATGCCCTGATCTTCTTACAGAGATTACAACAAAGACTACTGCAGAGATTTCTTCGTGCAATTCGGGCGATCCGCTGAATGGGTTTGAACAATTTTGGAAGCTGTACCCGAAGAAGAAGGGGCGTAAGGACGCGGCTAAGGCTTGGTCGAAGCTGAAGCCGGACGACGAGTTACACCAGACTCTGATCGCCGCCTTGGGTAGTCACTGCATTTCCGAGGACTGGACCAAGGACGGCGGGCGCTACATCCCGAACGCCGCCACTTGGCTGAACGGTGAACGGTGGGACGACGTACTTAAGCCCGCTGGTGCCAGCTCAAGCTCTGCCTTTCACGGTCTGCCGAACCATACGCAAGAGATGTATCCGGAGGTGAAGAATGGCGCGAATTTCTAATTTTTGCAGGCAGCCTCGTGTCCGCTTCTTTGATCTCGAATGTCCGTTGCATGGCTCGGTGAGTAGTTCCGAGATTGAGCAGTTCGACGGCTCTGTGTTGCCACGTGGTTGCAAGCATTGCCACTGGGAGGCGTTGCACACGGCTCCGAGGTCGACTAAGGCGCACATCCTTGCTAGCGGTAGGAAGAAGGCTGAAGACCTGAACAAGCTGCTCGTAGGCTCTGGTATCTCCCCGCGTTTCAGCGGGTGCACATTCGACACCTACAGGACCGCCAGAGGAGCAGAAGGTATGGGCAAAGCTCTTAGTGCCTGCAAGGAATATGTTGCCCAGTTTACCGATAACTACGCAGCCGGCCGTTCACTTGTCCTTTCCGGCAACGTCGGTAACGGCAAAACCCATCTCGCTTGCGCGATGGTCCAGGCAGTCATCCGTGAACACGGGGCTCAAGCGGTAATCGCCACGGCAGCTGAGATCATCAGAGTCTTCAAGAGCGCAATGGATCGTAGCGCCGAGTATTCCGACAGAGATGTCCTCGAAGAACTTTCCAGTTTTGATCTGTTGGTGATTGATGAGGTCGGCGCTCAAAGCGGTAGCGCGTACGAGCTTGGCGTTCTTCATGAGGTGATCGATCGACGTTACCAGTTCGTCCTGCCGACGGTAGTCGTTTCCAATCTGGTCACCGCAGATCTAGCTCGTTACATCGGGGATCGCGCACTGGATCGCTTGCGGCAAGCTGGTGGGCAAGCTATCGGTTTCAACTGGGCATCTGCACGAGGTGCAGTATGAGCCGCGAACTGTTCAGCATCGAGGCAGAGCACGGCGTACTAGGGGCAATCATGATGGACCCGACCTTGTTCGACGAAATTACCAGCAAGGTAAAAAGCTCGGACTTCCATGACCTGGAGAACGCCGCGCTGTACCAGGCAATTGTCGATTGCCATGCAACGGGGGATCCCATCGATGCGGTAACCGTCGGACTGTTCCGCCCTCGGTTGCCGAGCGGTGATAGCACACTGGCCTTCGCTGCCGAGATCGCCAAAAACATCCCTAGTGCCGCCAACTGGAAGGCTTACGCGCGTCACGTTCGAGAGCGCGCTGTACTGCGCCAGGTTGTTCAGGCTGCCGACGTAATCAGAGAGCAAGTCAGTGAGGACAGATCAGTGGCCGAGATCATCGCGTTGGCCCAGCAGGCTACTGCGGACCTGCGCGACCTGGATGACGACCATCCTAAGTATCACCGTCTGGATCATGTCATGGGGCAGGCCGCTGAAGGCGTCAATGACAAACATCTTGGCCTTCGACCGGATTGGCCTTCGACCGGTCTCCAAAAGCTTGATGAATTGATACAGGGGATTCGCCCGAAGAAGGTGACCATCATCGCCGGCTTGCCCGGTAGTGGGAAAACCACATTGGCCCTTCAGATAGCCCAACACAGTGCCTGTGTTGCCAGGCTCCCTTGGCTGGTTTTTTCGATTGAAATGCCGGGTGAAGAATTGGGTGTGCGCGCTATCGCATCTCTTGGCGGTGTGGACCTGCGGCGGCTCGACAATCCGGAGAAGATGCAGGATGACGACTGGGCTCGAATGGTCGGAGCCGTAGCCAAGGCACACGGAGCTCCCCTGTTCATTTGCGACGATCCGCACCAGACCCCGGCGAGCATCCGATCAACCGCCAGACAGTGTCAGCGCGAACATGGCCTTGCCGGAATCATGGTCGACTACCTCGGTCTTGTTCAGTCAGAGAGAAGAGGGCGGACGCGAAGCGAGGAAGTCGGCGCGATCAGTAAAGCGTTGCTCCGTCTTGCCAAAGAGCTCGACGTCCCGGTGATTGAGCTCTCACAGCTGAATCGTGACTCTACTAAGCGCGTGGGCAAAAGGCCTCAAGCGAGTGACCTACGTGACTCTGGCGAGATCGAGGCAGACGCCAGTTGCATCATCCTGGTTCATCGCGACATGGACAGCGAGGGGGGCCAAAACGGAGTCACAGAGTTGATCATGCCCAAGTGTCGGCACGCGAAGGTTGGTAGCTGCCTTGTCCAGCAACAAGGGGAATATGGACGCTTCGTCGACTTCTGCGGCAATTCGTATCCATCCGACGAAGAGATCGAGATGAATCGTCCCTTCGTTAGTAAGTACAAAGGGGAAACCAAATGAGCAACCGAGTCGCTGCAATGCTTCCGCGCAAAAGTATGAGTGATCTGGAGCGGAAGTTTTTGAAGATCGCCGGTGAGGAGCTTGCCACTGTCAAGGTTGGCGGACCCAGCGCGCTCGCGTACTTGCTCGACATGGTCGCCTCCTGGCACGGCATGCGGGCCGAAATTGGATTTCATGATTACGGTCAGCGATGGCTAATCGAGGGGAACGCAAAGAACAAATCCGCCGACCGGTTGCTGCGCGACCTGTTTGGCCTATGCGATCCAGATCCGAGGAAAGCCGCATGAAAAAGCGAACGTACATCGGCAAGCCCTTGGGGGATACCGAGTGGATGCTGGAACAGTGGGGCTATTGGCGGATGGACGGAATGGGCGTGCCTCGGTATGTGTCCCCACTTTATGCCTTGATTCGCGACAACACGCCGTGCGAGGGAGGGGTGAAGGAGTACTCAATGACTGATGATCTAGGACTGGTGTTGGATGGGGCCGTCGCCCGGCTGACGATGCGTGATCAGCAGATGGGAAATTTCATCTGGTTGTACTTTGGCGCTAAGTGGCCGGCACTGCGGATCGCAAGAGAAAACGGCCTGGGTGAAGCGAAGGCTCGGGAGGTCATTAAGGCCGGAGTCGCATGGATCGATTGCGCTCTAGAGACGATTCGCGAGGCGGCGTAAAAAAGTCTTTCCACGCGGATAACGACCTGTTTTCATGGCACGGTGTTCAGCTGTTTCAGCGCGACACCACACGAAAAACCCGGCCATTGAGCCGGGTTTTTTGTTATGGGTTTATTATTTCGGCGCGAATGGATGCTGTCGTAGTGTAGTAGCCATTCTCTTGGAGGGACTTAATTGCCTTCTCGTAATCAAGGCCCCAGCGCGGCGGCGCGGGGGTGATATCCCATTGACCTTCATATTTGAGGCCTGCAGCTATTTTTTGAATTTCATCGGGCAGGCTGCTTAGGTCACGACCAAGAGTAATCAGTAGGATTCTTTTGCGGGGATTGCTGAGGTAAACATCGGCTTTCATTTCGAGCTCCTTGGAAATGTCAGTTAATTAGATGAGCGCTAAGCTATCGACTTCGCGCGCTGTTGCAGGGTCAACCATACGAGATCGACGAAACACACCAGTTGCCACAAGGGCATCTATGACCGGAACGGTTGCTTGTCGAGTGTTGCAACTGGCGTGGTGCGCAAAACCACGCAAGATGAAGTCGACGCTGTAGTCCTTGATTTGATCGTGGTTGGCATTGGATTTTCCGATCACCAACTCACAGTTATCGCCGAAAGCTTCGACGAGCTGTCGTACTGCGAACCTGGCGGAAACTCGCGACTCTGGAAGTGTTACCCAGATATCGAACGGGTTAGTGATGGTCTCTCGACTCAATCGCAACTTGACGTTCAGAGCGCGAAGACCAGCCTCTACTGCCTCCATCTTCGAGGTATGGAGGAAGTCCACCAAGCGATCGCCTTGAGTCTGGGCCAGGTCGAGAAGGCGGCACAGATCGGCCTTGCGCATATCGCGCACCATCATTTCGTTCCACAGAACAATTTTTGCCACGGTCACCGCCGGTAGGCGTACGACATGTTGACCAGGTACAGGCGTTGAGGCTTTAGGAATCGGGCGACGTTGATCGACATATATCGAGAGGGCGGTCTCAATGCCGTCCACCGACTCCCGCAAAGCATCGGCGATATCGTCACCTGCGCTGTTGAACTCTGGGAGGTCTTTGCAGGTAACAGCGACGCCTGGGTTTTCGTCTTCGTGAATAGTTACTGGGTAATCAAACATTTCTAGCCCTCCAATCGGCGGCTCTCTGTTGAATGTTTGGTGGGTGATGAATGCGAGTGAGCTGGGGCTCATTCAAGTCCCAGCTGTTTGATGATTCCTTTCCGGGTCGGCTCTTTCATTTCCTTTGAGCCGTGATCCGCAAAGACCGTTTGCTTGCCGTTGTAGTAGATCTTGAAGTGGCTGCCACCTTTGCCTGCTTCGAAGATCACCCCTCGGGCCTTCAACCATCGTCTGAACTCGCTGTACTTCATCACCTCGCCTCGTTGTTTGGATGAGGCTATGTTACCACGTTTTTGTGGTAATACAACTATTTTGTGGTGTTGCGTATTTTGCCATTCGGAGCCTCCGCACCTACAGGGGCTTTTCATTTTCGGCTCCACCACGCCCATCGTTCTGAGCTGGGCGTGGTGGAGCCGTACCTATCACGCTCCCCGCAAGGGAGGACATCGGATGAAGCTCATGCCCGAAAAGAACCCGGACACGTGGGCCGCTATCTGGGTGGCCCTGAGCAATCCACTTTGGCAGGGCGCAATTATGGCGATCCTTATCTCCTTCCTGCGCGTCCTGTATGACGCAAAAGAAACCAGCAAGCGCCGGATCTGCTTCGAGGCGTTGATCTGCGGTGGATTGAGCTTGTCAGCCAGTAGCGTCATTGAGTGGATGGCCTGGCCATCGAGTTTGTCTGTTGCCGCCGGCGGGACCATTGGCTTCCTTGGCGTCACGGCCATTCGCGAGATGGTGACCCGCTTCCTGGGTCGCAAGGTGGATTCGCTATGAAGGCCTTTGCCGCTGCAGCAATCATCGCGCTCGTTGCCTGCCTGTTGCTGGGCATCCAGCACTACCAGGTCATCGCACTTGAAGGTCAGGTGACGATCGAGGCCAAGGGCAAGCAAGACGCCATCGCGGCCAACACCGAGAGCCAGGCGACGATCACCACCCTGCGCGCCGAAGCCCAGCGCAACGCCGCCTACACCGCCGACCTCAACAAACGAATCAAGGCCAGCGAAGACAAAGCCAAAAAGGCGAGGAAAGACTTTGAAGATCTCAAGCGCAACAGCAAGCCTGTTCGTGATTGGGCTGCTCAGCCTCTGCCTGACGGCCTGCGCGGGAAAGCCACCACCAATGGTGGTAAAGACAGAAACAGTAAGGCTGGAAGCCCCTGAGTTGATCCCGTGTGAGCGGGTAGACCCTGACGAGTCTGACCTTCGCCTGAATGGTGATGTGTGGGAGCTGAAGGATCAGGCCATCAAGCTGCTGGACACGTGCGCCGACCAGGTTGACGCCCAGATCAAGCGAAGTCAGAGCAAGTAGCCCGCGACACGTTTCGCGAATCATCAAAACGTGTCGCGACATTGGAGAAGGACATGAACAACGTCACTCGTCTGCGCCATGTCCTGCCGATGAGCCCGGACATCAACAAGGCCATCGCCGATTTGGATAGCGCTATCGCCAAGGCGGTAGACGCTGCCCAGGCCGCCGGCCTACCTCAAGGCCTGGTCGTTTCCCTGTTGCACGGGCACGCCCAAGTGCAAACCAACATCATGGTGAGCTGATGAGCGCAGACATCCATGACATTGCAGATCAGCGCCCTCATCTGATGGTTGTTGCAAGCGATGGGGCTCACGTAATTCCGCACGCTCTGGTCAGGTCTGTAATTGCTGGAGATAAACCCTCCGCCATCCTGACCGAGCCTGTTCTGCGCCGGATCATTGAAGAGTGGCTACAGCAGGTGACCGCATGACGACCATTGCCTACAAAGACGGCGTAATCGCCTATGACGGCCGTCAGACCCGCAATGATCGCATCGTTTCCGACAGTGCCCCGAAGTGCCAGGTGGTAGACGGGGTCAGCTTCTTCTTGTCGGGCTCGGTATGCGACGAGACGGCTTTGATCGCTGCGTACTTCGGCACTGCTTCGCCAGTTCCAGTGGAGTGCTCGGGTTACGTCGTCGATGGTGGAAAGCTGCTGATGGTCGGCCATGAGGACAATACGGGCATCTGGAAGCAGGAGCTGGAGCTGTCAAACCCTGACGCCATCGGAAGTGGTGCTGCATATGCCATCGCTGCAATGGATATGGGGGCAAGCGCAGAGGATGCGGTGCGCGCTGCGATGAAGCGGGATATTTACACCGGCGGTACGATTCGCACGGTGGTCATTGATCCAGCCAAGGCGGGGTAGGTGTGCCGCAGGTGAGTGCGGCACGGCTGGATCACTTCACTTTCAGTGCTTCTTGGATCTGGTCTGCATAGGCAGAGAGGCGTCCCATTTCCTCGTGCAGGATGGCGCCGCGCTCAGGCGAGTTACCAACTTATGAGTTGATCAATACGAGTGCTGCAGCTACAGCCGCTTCGCGAGTAATTTCTGGTGAGCCTGCGCCGCCCATATTTCTTTTGGTCAAGTCTTTGAATAGATCCGACATGTTGCTTTCCTTGCTGATGAGTTGATCATCACCAATACCGGCAACACGCCACCATTTCAATCCCTACTTTCGAACTACCTGAGACAATTTATGACAACCAAGCAACCCGACTGGGAGGCAATCGAACGCGCCTACCGGGCTGGTTCGCTCTCCATCAGAACTATTGCTGAGCGCCAAGGCGTGAGTGACACGGCGATCAGGAAGAAAGCCAAGGTCCAAGGATGGGCGAGGGACCTATCTGACCAGGTGCGGAAAGAGGTTCGCAGCAAGCTGGTTCGCGGTGAGGTTCGCAACGAACAAGGCGCGAACTGCGAACTTGACGCCGAGATTATCGAAGAGGCCGCAGAGGAAGGCGCCCAGGTGGTTCGCAGCCACCGCCGTGACATCCGCAAGGCCTCAAACCTTGCGAACCTGCTGATGGATGACCTGCTCAACACCATCCAGCGCCGCGAAGAGATCGAAGACGCGATCATCGATGAGACAGACGAGGACAACAACGGCATGCGCCGCGCCTCGATGCTCGCCGCCGTAGCGCTTCCAAGCAATTCAAAAACCCTGTTCCAGCTTTCGTCGGCGATGAAGAACCTTCAGGTTCTGGAGCGCCAAGCGTTCGGCCTGGATGAAAAAGAGAAATCCGCAGATGCCGATGAGCTCTCGAGCCTGATGGACGAACTATCGAAGGAAGCCTGACATGAAGCCCGAGCACATGAAGCTGCTCCGGGACAAGCGATGGCGCCTGAACAACCTCTACTTCATCACGGACAAGCAGGGCAAGAAGGTCCGCTTCCGGATGACGGACGAGCAGATCGAGTACTTCGATGGGATGCACACGCGCAACATTATCCTGAAGGCTCGACAGCTCGGCTTTACCACTGAGTGCTGCATCATCCAGCTCGACGCGGCTCTGTTCGAGTCGGCCAAGTGCGCATTGATCGCTCACACCCTGAACGACGCCAAGCGCCTGTTCCGGGAAAAGGTGAAGTATGCCTACGACAATCTGCCGGCCGAGATCCGCGCTGCCAACCCTGCGAGCAACGACGCCGCCGGTGAGCTGGTGTTCAGCAAGGGCGGCTCGCTCTACGTCTCCACGTCCTTCCGGGGCGGCACGCTGCGTTATCTGCATGTGTCCGAGTTCGGGAAGATATGCGCCAAGTTTCCACACAAGGCCCGCGAGATTGTCACCGGTGCATTTGAGGCCGTGGCCACCGACTGTTTCGTCACGATTGAATCGACGGCGGAAGGCCGGGCCGGCTACTTCTTCGATTACTCGCAGAGTGCCGAGCGCCAGCAACTGGCCGGCGTGCCTTTGGGTCTGCTGGACTGGAAGTTCTTCTTTTTTAGTTGGTGGAAGAACAAGGCCTACCGGCTTGACCCGACTGACGTGGTCATCCCGCAGCGCCTGACCGATTACTTCAACGAGCTGCATGCCAAGCACGGCATCGTCACCGATGACGGTCAGCGTGCCTGGTACGCGGCCAAGGAGAAGACGCTCGGCGACGACATGAAACGGGAATACCCGTCGATACCCGTTGAAGCCTTCCAGCAGTCTGTCGAAGGCGCTTACTACGCCCAGCAACTGACCAAGCTCTACGCGCAGCAGCGCATCGGCGTGATGCCGGACAACAGCCATTTGCCGGTGATGACCTTCTGGGATATCGGCGTCAGCGACTCCACGGCCATCTGGTTCGTGCGTCAAGTCGGCACCGAATACCACGTCATCGATTACTACGAGAACTCGGGCGAAGGCCTGCGGCACTACATGAAGGTGCTCAAGGACAAGGGTTACACCTATTCCGAGCACTGGGGGCCGCACGACATCGAGAACCGCGAGTTCGGCAGTGATGCGAAGACTCGCAAAGACATTGCCCGAGAAGGGTACGAGATCGATGGCCAGATCTACCGAATGACGTTCCAGGTGGTTCCGAAGATCGGCGTGGACGACGGCATTGAGCAGGTTCGCGAGATTCTGTCCAAGTGCGCTTTCGACGAATCGAAGTGTGAAGGGGGCATCACTGCACTCGAGAACTACCGCAAAGAGTGGGACGACAAGAAGGGCTGCTGGAAAGACAAGCCGCTGCATGACTGGACTTCCCACGGCTCCGATGCATTCCGGTACTTCGCTGTCGCCAAGAGCGCCAGGAAGCCGGTCAAATCAATCAAAATGGGATTCGCACGCTAATGGCAGACGTCACCTACACCCGCCCGGAGTACGACGCGGCACAGTCCCGTTGGCGGCTGGTGCGCGACGTGTGCAAGGGATCCGAAACCGTAAAGGCCCGAGGCGATGTTTATCTGCCGAAGCCCAACGAACACGACACCAGCCCCGAGAATATCGCCCGCTACAAGGGCTACAAGCAGCGGGCCGTTTTCTACAACGCCACCGGGCGAACTAAAAACAGTTTGGTTGGTGCGGTGTTCCGCACCTGGCCGACGCTGACCGTCCCTGGTGCTCTCGACTATGTGTCGAAGGACATCGACGGGCAGGGCGTGAGTGTTTACCAGCAGTCGCAATCGGTCATCGGGCATCTGCTCGAGGTTGGTCGTCACGGCCTGCTGGTGGATTACGTTGCAGTGAAGGCTGGAACCGTGAGCAAGGCTGACGAACAGGCGGGACGCGCCAGGTCGAGTGTGGCCAGCTACCCAGCCGAGTCAATCAGGAACTGGAAGACTCGAAAGGTCGGCGGCCAGCACCTGTTGAGCCTGGTTGTTCTGCGTGAGGAGGCCGATAAAGATACGGACGACGGTTTCGGCAGTGACAAGGTCGTGCACTACCGGGTCCTTCGCCTCGACGAGGCCGGCTTCTACACGCAAGAAGTCTGGGAGGAAGGCAGTAGCGAAACGTCCATGGTTGTCGCGCCTTTCACGCCACTCAACGGCCTCGGTCAACCGTGGAAGCTGATTCCGTTCCAGTTCCTGGGTAGCGAGAACAACGACACCAGCATTGACGACTCGCCGCTGTACGACATGGCTGTGCTGAACATCGGCCATTACTGCAACAGCGCGGACTACGAAGACTCGGTGTGGTTTTCCGGTCAGCCTCAGTTCTGGATTTCCGGCCTCGATGAGGCTTGGCGCGATCACTTGGAAGCGAACGGCATTTATGTCGGCTCCCGCGCGCCATTGACGCTCCCGACCAATGGGTCGTGCGGTTTTGCTCAGCCCGAGCCGAACACGCTCGTCAAAGAGGCAATGGACGCCAAGAAGGAAGACATGGTGTCTCTTGGCGCCCGGCTGATTGAGCGGGGCAGTGCGGTGAAGACCGCGACACAGGCTGACAACGACAGCGCCGCCGAACACAGCGTGCTCTCCCTGGTGGTGAGCAACGTCAGCGAGGCCTACAGCCAGTGCTTGGTCTGGATGGCTGAGTTCACGAACGCTGCCGGTGAAGCACTCTACAAACTAAATCAGGACTTCAGCCAGATCAGCCTGGACGCAACGATCCTCACGGCACTGTTCAACGCAGTGCAGGGCGGCAAACTGCCGGCGGGCGACTTCTGGCAGTACCTGCGCGATCGCGGGGTGATCAACCCTGAGAAGACCGACGACCAGATTCGCGACGAACTGGAATCCGAAAGCCCAGGGCCTGCCCTGGACGATACCGAGGTAGTCCCGAATGGCCGCAAACCAAGCGATCCTTGATGCCACGATTCGGCATGCGGTCTTCCTCGAACAGTTGAAGTCGGGGGAGGTCGCCAAGTTCGGGCCTTTCCTCAAGGAGATCGATCGTTATCTGCGCGAGCGACTGACCCGGACCGACCTGACGGATTACACCATCGCCAGGCTGGAACGTTTGTTGAGTGAGGTCGACAGCCTGCTGCTGGGCATCTTCAACCGCTACAGCGACCAGTTGAACCTTGACCTCGTCGACATCGCGAACTACGAGGCTGAGTTTGAGGCGACAAGCCTGACCCGGGCTTCGCCGGTTGGCGTCACCTTTGATGCTGCGCTACCGGGTGCCGCTGCAATCAGGTCGGCAATCCTCACCAACCCACTCAGTGTGCGGGGCGCGGATGCCGGTAAGCTGCTCAAGTCGTTTATTGATGGCTTTACCGCCACTGAGCGGCAACGCCTGACTGGCGCGATTCGGCAGGGCTTCTTCGAAGGCCAGACGAACTTCCAGATCATCAAGAACATCCGGGGCACCAAAGCGCTCCAGTACAACGACGGCATCCTGGCCACGACCAACCGTAACGCCGGCGCCATCGTGAGGACGGCGGTACAGCACGTTGCCACCCAGGCGCGCATGGAGACACTCAAAGAGAACTCCGATGTCGTCCAATCTGTGGAATGGGTCAGCACCCTAGACACGAAGACGACCAGCCAATGCCGGTCGCTCGACAAGCATCGCTTCAAGCTGACTGAAGGGCCAAGGCCGCCGATCCACATTAACTGCCGCTCGACAGTGGTGGCGGTGACTCGCTTCAGTGCGATGTTCGGAAAGGGCGCTACCCGGGCATCCATCGGCGATGGCGGAGCACAGCAGGTCCGTGCTGACCTCAGTTATTACGACTGGCTTCAGCAGCAGCCGGCAGCGTTTCAGGACAAGGCCATCGGCCCGGTCCGCGCCAAGCTTTTCCGCGAAGGCGGCCTGACCATCGAACGATTCTCCGAGCTGCAGCTTGATCGCAACTTTGCGCCGCTAACGCTGAAGGAGATGAAGGCTCTTGAGCCTCTGGCGTTCGAGCGGGCTGGCTTGCTATCGTGATTCTATTTAGCAGGTCAGCAGGGATATTGATGCTAAGCAAATTAACTAGTAACGACATTCTGGTTGTTGAGTGTGCGTTTATAGGAGCTTTCAATTATAAATTTGGTAGCAAGTCCAAAGATGAATACGCGACTGTTATCGTAGAGGCTGCGCGTTCTACCTTGGTTGCATTTATTCGTAAGGCCATGACCAGGGGAGTTCTGGCAAACGATGAGTTATTGAAAATATTTGATTTTGTTTTTAGCGATGATCGATTAGCCACGCTGGTTACCAGCGCGGCTAGCGTGTTTGTCGATTACATAAATGAAATTTTTAGTCAGCGTCCTTATACGCCAGACGTATTAAGTATTTTCCATATGCGAAGTATCTGAAATCAGCTTCATACAAACCTGCTTTTGCGGGTTTTTTTACGCCCGCAGGCAGGGCCTGCACCTAAGTCTCTGGGAGACAACAAATGCTGAAATTCCAACTGGACAGCCTGGAAGGTGTCGATGAATCCGTGCGCGCTCTTTACACCGAGAAGGACGGCAAGTTCGTGCTCGGCATTGAAGGTCTGCCGCAGCACGAGGATGTCTCGGGCCTGAAGGCCAAGGTTGATGAGCTGCTCGGCGAGAAGAAACTGGCCGAGAAGAAAGCACGTGAGGCTGAAGAGCTGGCCCGCACCGAGCGCGAAGAAGCCGCTCGCAAATCGGGCAACGTTGAAGAGCTCGAACGTTCCTGGTCTGAGAAATACAACCGCCGTGAAGCTGAGCTGAACGGCACGTTGGAACAGGAGCGGTCAACACTGAGCGGGCAGATCCGGGATCTGACTGTGGGCCGTACCGCTACTGACATCGCATCCGCTCTGGCAATCCCAGGCAGCGCCAAAGCCCTGTTGCCGCACATCGAGCGCCGTCTGAGCGTCGAGCAGCGCGACGGGAAGCCTGTTGTGGTCGTGCTCGACCAGCAGGGCAAGCTCTCGGCGGCAACGCTGGACGAGCTGAAAGCAGAATTCGCAAACGACACGGCGTTCGCGCCGTTGATCGCGGGTAGCAAGGCATCTGGCGGCGGGGCTGCTGGTGCCGGAGGTGGCGGCGGGGCCGCAAAAGGAAAAATCGGCGGCACCAAAGAGGAACGGACGGCTGCAATCGCAAGCCGGTTCCCAGATCTCCCTCAATCGTAAGGAATAACTCATGTCCCTGTCGCAAATGCAGGTTTTCAACGAATACATCATGCCGGCGACTCTCGAGACGCTGGATCAATATCTCGCCGCGTTCAACGCTGCGAGCCGCGGCGCTATCGTGCTGTCCCCGGACGGCTTCACTGGCGACTTTCTCCAAGAGTCGTTCTTCCAGACGCTGGCCGCCGCCCAGCGCCGCGTGGACCGCTACAGCGCCAACGCCGCCGTTGCTGCCACCGACCTGACCGAGCTGAAAAACACTTCGGTGAAGGTCGCCGGCGGCTTCGGCCCGATCCGCTATGAGCCATCGCAGATGACTTGGCTGGAGCGTCCGACCGCGCAAGGTATCGAAGTCGCGAGCCGCGCGTTCGCTGAAATCCTGCTGAAGGATCAGTTGAACACTGCGATCGCGGCACTGGTCGCAGCGATCACCGCCCAAGCCGCTGCGGTCAACGATGTTTCGGCTACCACAGGCATCACCTACGCCGGCTTGAACAACGCGCATGCGAAGTTCGGCGACGCCAGTCAGAACTTGGTTACCCAGGTGATGCAGGGCACCAGCTACCACAAGTTGGTCGGCCAGAACCTGGCGAACCAGCAGCAGCTGTTCCAGGCTGGCAACGTTCGTGTGGTGGACATCCTCGGTAAGATCTCCGTTGTAACGGATGCCCCTGCGCTGATGCAGGCCGGCACCCCGAACAAGGAAATCATCCTGTCCTTGGTGCAAGGCGCAGCGCTGGTCCACGACGGTCGCGACATCATCAGCAACGTCCAGACCACCAACGGCAAGGAGCGCATCGAAACTACGCTGCAAACCGACTACACCTTCGGTCTGGGCCTGAAGGGCTACACCTGGGATACCACCACCGGCGGCAAGTCGCCAACCGACGCCGAACTGGCGACCGGTACTAACTGGGACAAAACCGCGACCAGCATCAAGCACACCGCCGGTGTCGCTCTGATCGGTGACGCCTCCAAGTAACCCCTGAATGTTGAGCTGGGCGGTTTGCCCGGCTCGACGAGGTAATGATCATGAGCAACAAAAACATCTGGTACTTGCCTGGTCCATTCCACCAGTACCAGGAAGATGTGAAGGCGCTGGCCAAGGAAAACGGTCTGCGGATTGTCGACGCGAACGCCACTGAAAGCCGTGACGACGAGGCTAAGGATGTGCCAGAAGTGACGGTGCGACAGGTTGATTCGGCACCGGTGCTGCTGGTCGCCGATATCGGTGATTTTGACGGCGCTGCGTTGCAGGAACTGATTGGCAAGCTGAATGCAGAGCGCGACGGCATCGTGTTGCTGATCGACGCCGCCGAAGGTCTGTCAGAGTTGGAGCACCCTGCCGCCGGCGAGTTGCCTATCCGCCTGTTCGATGCACTCAAGGCCATTCACGAAGGTGTCGTCACCATCGAGGGCGAGCGCGATGGTCTGGCGGGCGAAGTTCAATCGCTGAACGCAGAGATCGAGCGCCTGAAAGCGGCAGCGAGTGAGCCGGTCGACAACGCCGAGAAGATTGCCGCGCTCAAAGCGCAACTCGACGCTGCCAAAGTGCCGTATCGGGCGAACGCTTCGGTAGAATCGCTTGAAAAGGCAGTTACTGATCTGCAGCAGGCGTAATAATCCGGGTGCCGGCAACGCGGCATCCGATCCAGAACACCACAGCGAGCTGATTCATGACTCTCATCATTGAGGACGGTACCGGCAAGCCTGACGCCGAAAGCTACGCATCTGCTGAGGACTTGGCCATGTACGCCGTGAAGTTCGGCGTGGTCATTCCTGCCGATGTTGTCGCGCAAGAAGCACTGCTTCGCCGGGCCGCCTTGGCGATGGATGGCAAGACCTGGAAGGGTCGTAAGACGGATAGCGATCAGGCTTTGGCCTGGCCGCGCTGGGGTGTTGAGCTGGACTGCCAGATCAAGCCTGACAACTATTTGCCGGCGCGGATTCAGTACGGGCAGATGGCCTTGGCCGCTGAAATTCATCAGGACGACATCGACCCGATCGACAAGCGCAAAGGCGCTGTGACGCTCGAGCGTGTCGAAGGTGCTGTAACTCGCGAGTACGCGACGATTTCCAACACCAGCGGCCGACTTTTGCCGGCGGCGCCAGATCGACCGAGCGCTACGCAGTTTGCTGACTATTTGCAGCGGCGCGGACTATTTGCCGTTAGGGCCTAGAATAGGAGTCTGGAAGCGATTTTCACTAGTCTGGCCCGATGATGTATGGAGACAGTTGATTTGCTCATAGATCTATTTTCACTAGCTCTGATTTTGACAGGGATCACCGAGTGGTTTTGCCTGTGGCTGATTCTGTTTTTTAGCGCAACAGTGCGGGACCAAAGATTGCTCAAAGGCAGGCGACGAATGATTGCGTTATGCGGTCTGCCTTTGATTGCACTGTTACAGGTGGTTATGTCGTACATGTTTTACGACGATAGGCACAGCAATTGGCTGGTTGTTTTGTCTGCGGCCGCAATTCCCGCATTTGGTCTTCTATATTTGCGTGCTTTCTTTTCAAAAAGATCAGATTTTACCCACTAGAAACTGCTGGAGCCACCATGGCCTTCTACGACGAAATGGCCGTGATGGCTCTGGAGATGATCACAGAGTTCGGCCAGCCCGTGATCATTCGGGCGGCCACAGACGGCGAGTACGATCCAGAAACCGGAACCGCCGGCCCCGGCACAGTCAGCGAGCAAACCGCCCAAGGCATCCTGCTCGACTTCTCCGGCCAAGAATTTCAGAACAACAGCCTCATCAAGCAGGGCGACAAGAAGCTGAAGATCGCCGCGCAAGGGCTTGAGTGGGTGCCCGACCTGTTGAACAAGGTGATCGTTCAAGGCCTCACCTGGTCAATCGTCCCGCCGTTGAAAGAGATCAACCCGGCGGGAACGCCGATCCTCTACGAATTGCAGGTCCGGTCATGAGTCGCGCCGGCGCCGGCCAGTCCGGCAGCTTTGCCCTGAGTCTCGCCGAGTTCGCGGCCCAGGCTACGGAAGCCATCGACGCCAGCCTGCGCGAGATCATCATCGAAGTCGGCAACAGCGTTATCCGGATGTCGCCCGTGGGCAACCCTGAGATCTGGGTGCAAAACGCCGTCGCGAGCCAGTACAACAAGGCCGTGGACGATCACAACAGCGGCTTGCGCAGTGATCCGTCCAACTTGACTAAAGCGGGCCGGCTGAAACCCGGGCGAAAGCTGAAGGACGGCATGGACATCTCCGCGCCAAGTGGCTACGTCGGCGGCCGGTTCCGTGGGAACTGGATGTTCAGCATCGGCGCGCCGGACAGCACCACGACGGAAGAGGTCGACCCCAGCGGAGCCAAATCAACGGCGCGCATCGCTGCCGGTGCCATCGAGTTCAAGGCCGGCGATACCTGCTACATCACCAACAGCCTTGGCTACGCCATCCCGCTGGAGTTCGGGCATTCGACTCAGGCGCCCGGCGGCATGGTCCGCGTCACCGTGGCCCGCTTCCAGCAGATCGTGATGGAAGCCATCAGGAACAACCAGGTATGAGCCATAACCTCATTGCATCGATCTACGAGGCCAAGCTGATCGCTTGGGCGAAGGCTTTGCCGGTGCCGCTGAAGGTCGTCGTCGAGAACGAAGCCTATACGCCCGTCAACGGCGTCACTTACCTGAGGGCGTTCACGCTTCCGGCCGACACCGCGAGCAACACGCTCGGCGGTGACCACAAGCTGTACACCGGCGTGTTTCAGGTCAGCATCGTGACGCCGTCGGGCAAGTACCGCGGCGCGGCCGGCGCAATCGCCGACCAGATAGCCGCGTTGTTCCCGCTGTTCGAGCGGAACACGAAGGGCGCCCTGATGGTGGTGACCATGACCCCGGTAGACCCCGGCCCGGGCATTCCCGACGACACCACATTCACTGTGCCCGTGTCGTTCCAGTACCGAGCCGACACCAACTAATCCGCCCATTGGGCAAACCCAGAACCCGCCATTGAGCGGGTTTTGTCATTTCTGAAAAGAGGAAACACCAATGGCTGGCATTCAAATGCCCAACGGCGCAACTTTCGAAATTGCTTCCGCATACGGCACTGCAATCCCATTCACCACCCTGAGCAACGCAAACCCGGCGGTGGCAGCAGCGTTGGCGCACGGCCTGGCCGAGGGCGACATCATCGCCGTGAACTCCGGTTGGACGCGCCTCGATGGCCGCGCCGTTCGGGTTGCCGATATCGCCAGCGGCACCTTTGCGCTGGGCGGCGTCAACACCACTAACGTTCAGCAGTACCCGGCGGGTTCTGGTGTCGGCTCGGCACGCGAGGTGACCTCGTTCACCGAGATCTCGCAGATTACCGAGCTGAACTCTACCGGCGGTGATCAGCAGTTCCTGACCTTTGGCTTTCTGGCTGACGACGATGACCGTCAGATGCCGACCACCAAGAACCCGATCACGCTGAGCATCACGGTTGCCGACGATCCGTCGAAGCCTTACGTCGAGGTCTGCGAAGCAGCAGACGACGACAAACAGGCGCGGGTCCTGCGCCTGAACCTGCCGGGTGGCAGCAGCATCATTTACAACGGCTACGTGTCGATCACTTCGACTCCGGCCATGTCGCGAAACAACCTGATGACTCGCGTTATCAGCATCGCACTGACCGGTCGCCCAACCCGTTACGCGGCGGTGGTGTAGCCCATGGCCAAGTTCAAAATTGCCCAGAACCCCACCTTCAGCGCCGACGTAGATATCCCGCGCGTCGGCGGCACCACGATCAAGGTGCCGTTCGAGTTCAAGTATCGCGACCGCAAGGAACTGGCGGCGCTGTTCGCGGGCTGGCAGGCGAGCGTCAAGGAAGATCAGGAGTGCTTCAAAGCCAAGGGTGACGAACTCACCCTTGTGGAGATCACCGACTCCCATATTGAACGCCAGGTGGAGCAGGTCTCGCAGTTGGTTGCCGGCTGGGGCTTTGACGACAAGTTGAGCCCTGAGTCTATCCGCGCCCTGGTCGAAACCTCGGCCGGCGCCGGTGATGCCATCGTCGACGCCTATCAAAAGGCGTTTTCCTCGGCTCGCCTGGGAAACTAACCAGCGTCGCCCGCCGCATGTACGAGCAGGGTCCGTCAGAGGCAGATCTGGCGGCGTTCGGGTTGTCGTTGGCAGACATCCCTGAAAAGGAGTGTGAAGTGCTGGCCGATAACTGGCCGGCCTTCTGCCTCTTCAGCGCCCTGTCCACGCAATGGCGCACAGGGGCGTGCGGCGCTACCGGGCTCGATTACACGTCCATTCGCGACGTTGCCGACTTCATCGGCATCAAGAAAAAACAAATCGCTGAGATTTTTCCTGACCTTCAGGTGATGGAGGCCGAAGCCCTGCTCGTCATGAGCGAATCGAAGTAATGGAGCACTCATGTCGGGCACAATCGCGCAGTTGGGCGTAGCGGTAGATTCGAGTGATGCCGTCCAGGCTGCCACGGATCTGGAGCGGCTTGTCCAGGTAGGGACGAAAGCAGAGAAAGTCGCCGATAGCATGTCTGCCGGCTTCGACAAGGCAGCCACCGCAACAGCTGGCCTGGCTGCGGCTGAGGGCAAGCTGTCCGAATCCACTGACGACGCGATGAAGCGTCTGACGGCCATGGCCAAGGCATCGCTGGACTCAAGCGAGTACTACCAGAGCCTCACCACCAGCGTGAATACCAACGCTACGGCGCTGGACAATTCAAGTTCCTCCGCAAGCAGTCTGGCCGCGCTTCAGCGGCGTTTGCAGGCTGAGTCTGATGCTCTGGTCGGTTCGACTGATCGTCAGGCTGAGGCCGCGAAGAAATCGGCAGCAGCCACCGGCGTTCAAGCTGAGGGCCTGCAAGCGCTACTCGGCAAAATCAATCCGGCCATTGCCGCGCTCGACAAGCTCGACCAGCAGCAGGCGCAGTTGCAAAAGTACAAGGCTGCCGGCCTGATCGACGCCGATACGTTCCGGGATTACTCGGCCCGCATTGATGCATCCAGGCAGAAGCTGGGCGACTTTGATGACGGCTTGAAGAAGACCGGCGTTTCTTCGGCGCAAACCCAGGCAGCGCTGCGTCAACTGCCTGCGCAGTTCTCCGACATTTTCACCAGCCTGGCAGGCGGGCAAAACCCGCTGATGGTGCTGATCCAGCAGGGCGGTCAGATCAAGGATTCGTTCGGCGGCGTCGGCAACACGTTCGATGTGCTGAAGGAAAAGTTTCGTTCGCTGTTCACCGGCGGCGCCGGGGCGGCGGTGCTGGGCGAGTCGTTGGCCGGCATCGCCACGAACGCAAAGAATGTGGCCGAGAATACTGGCGAAGCGGGCAAAGGCCTGTCCGACCTGGCTGAAGGCTCGAACACAGCGGCAGAGGCTGCGAAGAATGCGCAGGAGGCGGTCGGCGCTATTCGGCCAGCGATTAGCGGCGTGACGATCGGAGCCGCGGGCATGGCGCTCGCCGTGGTTGCAGCAGCGGCAGCCTTGGGCGCACTGGCCTACGGGTACAGCCAGGGCAGCAAAGAGACAAAGGAATACAACAACGCGCTGATCTTGACCGGCAACTACGCCGGCACGTCTGCGGGTCGACTCGCCGACCTGGCTCAGCAGGTGAGCGCTACCAACGGCACCACGGGCGAGGCTGCCGCATCGTTGGCCAAGTTGGCAGCCAGCGGCGCGATCGCTGGCGAAAGTTTCAAGGACATTGCAGACGCTGCGGCAGCGATGGAAGACGCTACCGGTAAATCTGTGGATGCGACCATTGCTGAGTTCGTCAAAATCGCCAAGGACCCGGTGGCAGCGGCGAAAGAGCTGAACGACCAGTACCACTTCCTGACTGCCTCGACTTACTCGCAGATCGTCGCGCTCAAGGAGCAAGGCGACACCATTGGCGCCGCCAAACTGCTGACCGACACCTATGCCGATACCGTGAAGGGCCGGGCAGGGGAGATCACCCAGAACCTCGGGACGATAGAGAAAGCCTGGAAAAACATAACGGACGAGGCTAAGAAGTCGCTCGATGCGATAAAAAGCATCGGGCGCGATGAAGGAACAGCGAAGAGGATCGCCGATCTTACGCAGAGCGCAGCATTTGCACGAAGCGCGCTGAAAGCCGACCCGGACGATACCGATGCCAAAAAGAAACTCGCAGCTTCCGAGAAGGAGCTGTACGTGCTGCAGCTCACAGTTTTCACTGGTGAGCAGCGGACAAAAAACGAGGAAGATCAGGCTCGCATCCAGAAGCAGGCGATCGACGATGGGATCAAACTAAAGGCGATCAATGATTCCAATCTCACCGCCGAGGAAAAGCGCAATAAGCTGATCAGGGAGTACCAGCAATACGTCGCCGGGGTGCGCGAGGCCAACCCGAATGATCCATCGGTTCAGCCTGATTCTGTTGCGAGGGGCATCCAGAACATCAAGGACAAGAACAAGGATCCGAAGGCGGCATCGTCTGCCGGCGCCGTCGACCTCACCGCCTTCAACACCGCTCAAAACGCCCTCAAGGAAATCCAGGCCGACTATTCGAACACCCAGAAACAACTGGATGCCGCACAGAAGGCCGGGCTGATATCGCAACAGGAATATCTGCTCAAACGCGAGGCCTTGATCGGCAACGAGCGCGACGAGGTCACTGCGGCCTACGAGACAGAGATTGCGGCGCTCGAAGCCGCGAAGGGCGAGGCGACCACCACGGCCGAGCAGCGGATCCAGCTCGACCAGAAGATCGCTGATGCCAGGGCAGACATGGTCAAGGCACAGAAAGCAGCGGACAGCGAACTCGAAGTGCTGGCCACGAACGAGCAGGGCCGGCTGAAGAAGCAGGAACTGGCCGTTCAGACCTACACCAGTGCGCTGCAACAGCAAGTCGACACGCTGCGCCAGCAAGGGCAGCGCGCGGCGGCAGGGCTTGGCCAAGGCGATCGGCAGCGTGGTTTGACCGACCAGCAGAACGCCATTGACGACCGCATCAACTCGCAGAAGCTCGACCTGGCCAACCAGTACGGCGATGGCTCGCGGGGCATGAGCCTTGATGAGTACACCCAGAAGCTGGCTGCTCTCAAAACCACGCAACAGGATCTGCACGACACCGTGCAATCCAACTATGACGAGATGACCGACGCCCAAGGCAACTGGAGCGCCGGCGCATCGTCGGCGTGGCAGAACTACCTGGAGTCGGCACGGGATGTTGCCGGCCAGACGAAAAGCCTGTTCACCAACGCCTTCAGCTCTATGGAAGACGCGATCGTCAATTTCGCCATGACCGGCAAGCTATCGTTCGCAGATTTCACCAAGTCGATCCTGGCTGACATGGCTCGTATTGCCACGCGGCAGGCCAGTTCGGCGTTGCTGAGCAGTCTGGTGGGCGCCGCTACCAGCTACTTCACAGGAGGTGGCGACACCAACGGGTTTGCTTCCGGTACGGCTGGAGCCAGTTCATCAGCCGCGGGGGCATCCCAGGCCGGTTATACCAACGTCGACTTCTCTGGTTACAGAGCGGCCGGCGGCCCGGTCGCACCAAACTCTTTGTACGAAGTCAACGAGCTCGGGCCTGAACTGTACAACGAGGGCGGCAAGTCGTTCCTCATGACCGGCGCGAATGGCGGCAGCGTCACACCGCTGACTTCTGGTGCCGGGCCTGGGGTTGCAGCCATCAGCAATAACGGTGGTGGCTCCTCAATCAGCATCAACGCACCGGTCAGTGTGATAACGCAGGACCGAAGCTCGGAAGGCATGCAGATCGACCAGCAAGCGCTTCAGCAGAACCTCCAAACGCAAATGAAGGCGGCGGCCGAAAGAGCTGTCGCCGACTCATGGCGCGCCGGCGGCGTCAGTTTTCGAAATGTTAACGGGAGAGCCTGATGGCAATCGAACGCTTCACCTGGCCAACCCAAAACGGAGACGCACCCGATATCAATTATCGGGTGCGCACCGCCCAGTTTGGCGATGGCTACAAACAAGAGTCCGGCGACGGGCCGAACAACAAAGTGGACTCCTACCCGATTTCCTACACCGGGCCAAAGACCAAAGTGTTGGAGATGATGGCGTTTTTTGATCGGCACGCCGGGGCCAGGGCGTTTCTCTGGACCACGCCACTGGGCGAACTCGGCTTGTTCACCTGCAAAAAACCGGTTCCCACCCCCATGGGCGGGACCGTCTTCAAACTCACGGCCACTTTCGACCGGGCCTTCCAACCATAAGGGGCAATCATGCCGCTGATCAGTGACATCCAGGTTCTTCAGCCTGGCAGCGAAGTGCTGCTCTTTGAGTTGGACGGCTCGGACTATGGCGCCGATGTTCTGCGCTTCCATGGACACGCCATTCCACACACGCCGGATGAACTTATCGCCGCTGGCGACGACGCCGACCAACTGCCTGCGAAAGCGATTTGGTTCCAGGGCAACGAGTACGGCGCCTGGCCAATGCAGATCGACGGCATTGAGGCGAACGGCGACGGCACGGCGGTACGGCCATCGCTGTCGGTCGGCAACGTCAATGGGCGCATCACGGCGCTGTGCCTGGCCTTCGACGATTTGCTTGAGTTCAAGCTGACGATGCGGCACACGCTTGGCATCTACCTCGACGCTCAGAACTTCCCGGCCGGCAACCCGACGGCCGACCCTACCCAAGAGACGATTGAGGTCTGGTACATCGACCAGAAGACGAACGAGGACGGGGAAACGGTCAGTTGGGAGCTGGCCAGCCCGGGCGATGTCGGCGGCGAGTCGATCGGCCGGCAGGCGACCACACTTTGCCACTGGTGCCTCACTGGTGGTTACCGGGGACCAAACTGTAACTACACCGGGCCTTACGTGACGAAGGAAGGCGTCGTAACCGACAACCCTGAACTGGACGAGTGTGATGCCACGCTGGGCCGGGGCTGCATTCCGCGATTCGGTGAAGGCAATGCCTATCCGTTTGGTGGTTTCCCTGCGGTTTCCCTCATTGCCAGGAGCTGACCATGCGCAAACACATCCTGAGCGCCATCCAGGCGCACGCGGCAGCCGAGTACCCGAAAGAGTGCTGCGGTCTGCTGCTGGGTATTGGTCGCAAGCAGCAGTATTACCCGTGTCGAAACATCGCCAGCGAGCCCAATGAAGAGTTTCGCATTGACCCCGAGGAGTACGCAGCGGCCGAAGACATCGGCGAAGTGATCGGCGTCGTACATTCGCACCCGGACGCTACGAGCAGACCGTCACCGCGTGACCTGGCCATGTGTGAGGCCACGGCCTTGCCTTGGCACATTCTCAGCTGGCCCGAGGGCGATCTACGCACGGTCATGCCCACCGGTGGAGTTCAGTTGCTCAAGCGTCCGTTCGTGCACGGTGCCTGGGACTGCTGGCAGGTCTGCGCTGACTGGTACAAGCGCGAATGGGGGCTGGAGTTTGAAGCATTCAAGCGCGCTGATGGCTGGTGGGAGAGCGCGGACGCCGAAAGCCTGTACGAATCGAATTACGAGGCTGCCGGGTTCGTGAAGGTGGACCGGCCTCAGCGCGGCGACATGATCGTCATGACGGTCGGCCGCACGGCTCACCCGAACCATGCCGGGATATTCCTGGGCACTGATCCGAAATTGTCTGGCGAGGATGCCGCGACGTTCGGCCCCGGGCCTTTTCTGCTGCACCACCTGTACGGACGCCCGAGCGAGATCATCGTCTTCGGCGGGCCTTGGCTTGATCGGACACGCCTTATTCTCAGGCACAAAGATGCCCGCTCGGCCGACTAAGCCTGTCTACAGGGCATGTCGGAGAGTGGCGGGATCAACACTGCAAAGGAAGTTGTGTACCCATGAAAGTAGAGAACCATGATCCTGCGCGGATTGAGCACGGGGAAATATCGTTATCAGATATTGTGGATCGCTTCCTCGGAACCAAAACTCCCGATACTCCCATTTCACATTTTGATGAAGTGCGTCGGCAAGACCAGGATGAGCAGAGCAATTCTTGTTCGACCATTCCAGCCACAAGCGATAAATGCCCTTAATTGCCTCTTCGTTCTGAGCAAGTTGCTGATCGCGAGGAGTGAATTCAACGTAGGAATAGAAGGCCCCGTCCATTTCTCCAGTAAGGCAACCCAGCGTCATGAACGCCCGGTTTGGTGCATTCATCGAGATCAGCAGCTCTCTCAAGCCGTTTTCTGCCGTAGCTTCATGAATGACGTCAATCAGCTCCGGGTTCTCTATCAAATTGATACCACCGTTATTGCGGTCACCATTTACTGAGACATCTGCCGACTGAAAAGGCCAGACCTTGTAGCTTGTAGAATCGTCGATCTTTTTCATATCGGTGGTTATTGCTGCTGCTTGACTCAACGACACATTGACCTCCTAGGTCCTATCCGCGCCGAAATTGGCGCAATCCCAGTCCTTGGGCTTGCAGGTCGCATTACTTGAATACCCCTGCTTTTTCAAGGGCGCTCAAAAGTGTCCCAGCCACAGTTGGGTTTGCGGCCAGAGTTCTCATTAGTCCTATCTCGTCGAACTCTTCGCCGCGCTGATGTTTGGCAAATAACTCTAGCAGGTCTGGAGAACCTATAAAGGTGAGCATCGCCTGGACCTCGGGAGCGATCTCCGGGGGCTTTTTGTAATCCTGAAATTCGAAGTTGTTAACCTTTGCCGTTTCGAGAAATTGGCTATCTGGCCGACTTGGATTAGCGTCGATCTGGTCGAACGTCTTGGAAAGTTGCTCTGCAAGCCTTTTTAACCCTGCTCCAGTATCGTCATATCCGATATAGCGATGGTGGGAAATGTCAAACGGCACCTTTGGAGAGTTGTTGTTTTTTATGATGATGGTCCCAGGCCGGCTGGCGTGACTGAGGCCTAGCTCGTAGTAGACATTCGGATTTGGATAGGTGATGTCCACAACGACATAATCGGAACGCATGATGCGAGTGACAATATCAGCAGACACTGACCCCAAGGTTGCGACCTCGTCGGCGCGCACGACTTCCAGTCCTGGCCTGGCAGCAAGTAGGGCTGCTGAAATAAGGCCGTCGTACTGAGATTTCAGCTCGTATGAAGTGACTTTTTTACCGTCGAACTCCTGATCGCCAATTGCCATAACCACGAAACAAGTCTTCTTTGTCATACCTTACTTCCTTGCAGTAATTGATGCCCGGCTGTGTGAGAGGCGGGGGTGGACGTCCAAATTATTCACCGTTACTCGGTGACGACCTTTCTATCCCTTCGGATATCGCTTGAAAAGGTCATCTGTGGCGCGCGCGGCATTTATTAACTCCTCGATTTTCTCGAGAGCTTGCTTCGGATCATTCATGCGTAATCCTTTGAAACTCTATGGCGTGGAGGCAAGAAGCTACTACCGAAAGTCCGTCGCGTGTTACTGGGGATTCGTACAGGGCCAGGCCAGTGATACAGTCAGCGCTTTCCACAGGAGTGACCTGCATGAAATTGATCGTAGGAGCCTTGGCTCTGGCGCTGCTTTCGGGCTGCACCGACAGCGGCCCAATAAAGGTTGGACCGGACACCTACACGATTTCAACGCGGGTTCCTTTCGGCGGGCCAGCATCTGCAAAAGGCCAGGCCCTGAAAGAAGCAAACGTATTTTGTGAATCTCAGGGGCGGGAAATACTCCTCGACCACATGCAGGCGAGCGAATGCGCTTTACATGGCGGCTGTGGCGAAGCTGAGATCTATTTCTTCTGCATGGCTAAAGGTGATCCAGAGCTAAAGCGGCAGAGATACAGCCAGGATCCGACGCAGAAGATTGAGATCGATCAGCGCTGAAGCTGCTGGGGCGAATAACCCGACTGCTATAGTCGGCACCTTTCAGGACGAGGAAGAATCATGCGGATTTTGATAGGGGCGGTGGCTATGGCGATGCTGGCGGGGTGTGCGACGTCGCCCACGCCATTGAGCGAAGCCGACCCGGTGCCATCAACAAGACTGTTCTCATATCAGCAGCCAATCAGCAGTCAGTCGATTCTGATAGTGACCCGGGATACTGGATTTGTTGGTGGTGGCTGCAACACGACAATAAGTATTGATGGTCGGAAATCAGCCGAAATCGGATCGGGAGAAACAGCGAAGTTTTTCGTGCCGGCAGGTGATCACATCATTTCAGCGTCAGCGTGTGGCAGCGGTCTGAAAGAACGAGAGGCCAGCATCAAGGAGGGGAGTACAAAGCGTTTCCGAATATCCATCGACTCTGCGATGAGCATGGATTTATCACCAACATCGTTTTAAAGGAAACCGCCTAAGGGCGGTTTTTTTACGCCTGGAGAAACCCGTGACAGTGAATATCAGCCCCCATCAGTCAATGACCACCATTTTTCTTTCGGGTCCGCTCATCAATCTTTTTGGTCGAATCCACTACCGAGAGCTCGGTAGCAAATCGGTAGGCGAGGCGTTTAAGGCCTTGAAATGCACGCTGGATGGGTTTGAGGCGGCTATCAAGGATCTCGAGCGGAAAGGCATGCGCTTTGCGATATTTCGTAATCGGAAAAACGTATCCGAGAAGGATTTTGCTTTGGGCGGCGCCCAAGAAATTCGAATCGTTCCGGTGATTGCAGGCAGCAAGCGGGCCGGGCTACTCCAGACAATCATTGGTGCAGTGCTTATCGTGGCAGGCACCTACTTTGGCCAGCCATGGGCTGTTCAGTTGGGTGTTGGCCTTGTCGCCGGCGGCGTGATTCAGATGCTCAGTCCGCAAGCATCAGGCTTGAAACAAAGCTCATCCCCCGAAAACGCACCGTCCTACGCTTTCGGCGGCGCCAAGAACACTACCGCCAGCGGCAACCCAGTCCCGATCTGCATTGGCGACCGGCGCTGGGGCGGCATGATCATTTCCGCATCGATCTACGCCGAAGACAAAACGTAAATCGAGCGCAACACGCAGACCGCCCACAAGGCGGTTTTTTTATGCCTGGAGGAAAGCATGGGCGCAGCACAGAAAATCGAAATCCACGGCGAGAAAGGCGGCAGCAGCAAGCCGAAGTCGCCGACCGAAGCCAGCGATAGCCTGCGCTCGACGAACCTGGCCAAGATCCTGATCGCTGTGGGCGAGGGCGAATTCGACGAGGTGCCGACGGACTACAATATCTTCCTCGACAACACCCCGATCCGGGACGCGAGCGGCAATTACAACTTCCCGAACGTGAAATGGGATTGGCGCTCCGGTTCCGTGGATCAGACCTATATCCCCGGTATCCCGTCGGTCGAAAACGAAACCTCGCTCAACGTAGAGCTGCGCAGCGATTCCCCGTGGGTGCGCTCGATCACCAACACTCAGCTCTCTGCTGCGCGGGTACGCTTGGCTTGGCCCGCGCTGCAACGCCAAGATGATGAAGGCAACGTTGGTGGCTACAAAATCGAGTACGCGATTGACGTGGCCACTGACGGCGGCGCGTATCAGCAGGTTCTGCTCGACGCAGTGGACGGCAAGACCACCACACGTTATGAGCGCTCGGCGCGAATCGATTTGCCCGAGGCAACCACTGGCTGGCAGATCCGCGTTCGCCGACTGACGCCGAACCAGAACAGCAACAAGATCGCCGACACGATGCTGATCGCCGGTTACACCGAAGTGATCGACGCCAAGCTGCGCTACCCGAACACCGCGTTGCTTCACATCGAATTCGACGCCGAGCAGTTCACCAACATCCCGGTGGTCACCGTGCGGTGCCGCGCCCGCAAATGGCAGGTGCCGAGCAACTACGACCCGATCGCCCGGACCTACACCGGCACCTGGGACGGCACCATGAAACAGGCGTGGACCAATAACCCAGCCTGGGTCACTTACGGCATTTGCACTGAAGACCGTTTCGGCCTGGGCAAGCGCATCAAGTCGTTCATGGTCGACAAGTGGGAGCTTTACCGGATCGCGCAGTACGCCGACCAGATGGTGCCAAACGGGCTTGGCGGTGTTGAGCCGCGCTTCCTGTGCGACATGAACCTGCAAGGAAAAGCGGATGCCTGGTCGCTGTTGCGCGATATCGCCGGCATTTACCGGGGCATGACCTACTGGGCTCAGGGCCAACTGGTGATGCAAGCCGATATGCCGCGCGCGCAAGACTTCGACTACGTTTTCACTCGAGCAAACGTGGTCGATGGCAAGTTTTCCTACGGCAGCGCCTCGGCGAAGACTCGATACACTCGGGCACTGGTCAGCTACGACAACCCGGCGAACAACTACGACACCGACGTCATTCCGTTCGCGGACCTGGACCTTCAGCGGCGCATGGGCGACAAGCCTACCGAGCTGAGCGCCATCGGCTGCACCCGGGCGTCCGAGGCGCAGCGCCGCGGCAAGTGGGCGATCCTGAGCAACAATCAGGACCGCACCGTGTCGTTCAAGACCGGCATGGAGGGGGTGATTCCTCTGCCGGGCCACATCATCCCGGTGGCGGACTCGCTACTGGCGGGCCGAGAGGTTGGCGGCCGCATTTCTGCGGTGCTGGGCCGCACCGTCACCCTTGACCGCGACACTCAGGCGAAGTCGGGCGACAGGCTGATCATCAACCTGCCCGGCGGGCGGGCCGAGGGCCGCACCGTGCAGAGCGTGAGCGGCCGCATCATCACCGTGACCACCAATTACAGCGAGGCACCTCTGCCGCAATTGCAGTGGGCGCTGGATGCCAATGACCTGGCCATACCGCTGTATCGCGTGCTCAGCACCCGACGCACGACCGAAGGCGACTTCGAAATCAGCGCACTGCATTACGACCCAAGCAAGTTTGCGTTCATCGACACCGGCGCCCGGCTTGAAGAACGGCCGATCAGCGTAATCCCGATCACCGTCGTTCCGGCGCCGGCCAGCGTGTCCGTCACGTCGAACTCGGTCGTGTCCCAGGGCATTGCCGTCGCCACGATGACCATCACCTGGCCGGCGGTGAACGGCGCGGTCGGGTATGACGTCGAGTGGCGCAAGGACAGTGGCAACTGGATCAAGCTGCAGCGCACCGGGATGACCAGTGTGGACGTGGTCGGTATTTATGCCGGCGCCTACGTGGCCCGCGTCCGCGCGGTGAGCGCTTTCGACATCTCGTCGATCTGGCGTTCTTCGGTCCTGACCAATCTCAAGGGCAAGGAGGGCTTGCCGCCGGCGGTGTCGTACCTGACGGCCACGCCGTTGCTGTTCGGTATTTACCTGAAGTGGGGTTTCCCTGCGGGTGCCGAGGATACCCAGCGCACGGAGATCTGGTACGGGCCAACGACCAGTCTAGAGGCTGCGACCAAGCTGACCGACCTGTCGTACCCGCAAAGTGATTTCTCGATGCTCGGGCTGCGCGCGGGCGTGACCTTTTACTTCTGGGCGCGCCTGGTAGATCGGATCGGCAACATTGGTCCGTGGTATCCGGTCGGCATCGGCGTGCAGGGCCAGTCGAGTTCCGACGCTTCCGCAATCCTCGCAATGATTGCCGGTGAGATCGGTCGTACCGAACTTGGCCAGGACCTGCTGGACGAGATCGACAAGATTCCTGGCCTTCAGGCACAGATCGACGCGTTGGATGGCCTTAAAGCCTATGACCCGGACGCCACCTATTTGGAATACGATCTTGTCGTGGTCGGCAAGCGCATCTACCAAGCCACTGGCGCGGTGCCGATCAACACACCACCGCCAAATGCCGCTTACTGGCTGGACGTTGGTCAGACTGTGCAGACGGCTAATGGGTTGGCACAGCAGGTTGCGACCAACACTGCCGACATCACCGAAATCGACGGCGTGGTCACCGCTCAAGCGACCGCATTTCAGGCGTTGCGCGCTTCGTTCCGCGACGACACAGGGGAAGGCGATCTTGCGGACGCACTGAAAGGCTGGAGCAGCACCGCAGCCATCGCAAGCGAGGAGAAGGTCCGAGCCTCGGAAAACCTGGCCACAGCCCAGAAAGTAACCACGCTGACCTCGGCCGTGGGCGATAACCAGGCGGCCGTCACAGACCTCCGTCAGACCGTGGCCACTGACAAGGAAGCCACCGCGACAGCGATCACCCAAGTCAACGTGAAGGTTGGCGAGAACAGCGCGGCCATCCAAGAGACGTCGACTGCATACGCCAACACCGCCGGCAAGCTCTCGACAATGTGGTCGGTGAAAATGCAACTCACCGTCGACGGCAAGTACGTCGCCGCCGGTATTGGCCTGGGTATCGAGGATACGGGAGCAGGCCTGCAAAGCCAGTTCCTGGTGAGTGCTGATCGCTTCGCCATCGTCAATACCATTGCAGGCGGTGCCATCTCGGTGCCGTTTGCAGTGCAGGGTGGGCAGGTGTTCATGAATTCTGCGTTTATCGCCGACGGCACGATCACCAACGCAAAGATCGGCAGTTACATCAGCTCGACCAACTACATCGCCGGTCAGCAGGGTTGGATTCTCAACAAAGACGGGACGCTGGAGATCAACGGTATTGTGCCGGGGCAGGGTCGGCTGGTGATCAACTCGCTCAACGTCTCGGTCTACGACGCGAACAACGTGCTGCGCGTTCGACTTGGATATCTGGGGTGATAAATGGCTCATGGAATGCGGGTATGGGGGCCTGATGGAGTGCTCCAAATCGACGAAAACTCATTCACTATCCGCGTGGCGCTCTCGGTTCTGGTGACCTTTCCAGTGGGGGGAAGCAAAGGGAATCAGGACTTTTCTGTACCTGGTGTTGGCCCCGGCAACGGCTCAGCTGTTGTAGTTCCAGTGGGAGCCTACAGCGATACTCAGTTGCAGTTTGAAACCGAGCTGCTGGATGGCGTGGCTAGGGTCTACAACCACACCCGAACGTTCGCGGCGAGCACCACGGCGTCCGGGACCATGCGTTTGATCGTGATGAGGTTTAGCTGATGGCTTCATTCGGTCTTCAATACACCAACAACACCAATACGGTCGTCATCGATTCGGAGTACGCCAGGCTGGTGGTGATCTCGTCCGGCCGCTTCGCTCCCACAGGGGAGGATTCGGGGATGGGCTCGACGACTTACTTCGCCAGGCCGGTGACTTCGCAGGAGCCGCCGCTGGTGTTCGTGCGCCCGGACACGGTGGGCGGCGTGGCCGGTCTTTGTCAGATGCGCCTGATCGGTTCGGCCGGCAATTGGACTGGGTTCTATGTCCGGGCCTACAACGCGGTAACGGCTGCGCCCAATGGCCGGTATTTTGTTGCCGCGTTTGGGGCGCAGCCGGTGGCCCAGTACGGCATGCGGCTCTGGGATGGCGCCGGGAAACTGCTGTTCGACTCAGGGACCTCGTGTGCAACGTTCACCCGGTCTTTCCAGAACTGGACTTACGTCCGGGACGACAAGGATGCTCAGGGTCTGACCCGGATTTATTACACGGTACCGTTCAACTTCCCGCAGAACGAATTCATGCTGCTTAACAGCTTCGGCATGAACATGACGTCGGGCAGTGGCATTCCGCGCAACCTCTACTGCTGGTGGGACTTTCCCAACAACACGCTCTACGCCATCACCGTGGCAGCAGCCAACCCCATCGCGTTTTTTCTCCCAGCAGTCTTCGCCAAGCTGGCTGTTTAACTCAATTCAGAAGGAAGCAAGTCATGCCCTGGTACAAAGCCGGGACGGTTTCTGTCGTCCAAAATTCGAATGCTGTCATCGGCACCGGAACTGCCTTCATCGCGAACAGTCGGGTGGGGGATGCATTTCGGGGGCCAGATGGTGGCTGGTACGAGGTGACCAACATCGCCAGCGATACAGCGATGTCGATCTCGCCGAATTATCAAGGCGCAACCACTGGCGCGGGTAGTTACGCTTTGGCGCCGCTGCAGGGCTATGTTAAGGATTCGGCGGATGCGTTGCGCGCCCTAGTCAACCAGTACGGCGCCAAACTCGCCGCGCTGGGTACGACCGGCAACTATGAAATTCTGCCACCCAACAAAGGCGGGACCGGTATTTCCGACTTGTCGGCCTTTATCCAGACCCTGCTAAACGATTCCGATGCAGCTGCGGGACGCGCCACTCTGATGGCCGCGAAATCTGGCGTAAATTCCGACATCACAGCTATTGCCGGACTGACGACCGCGTTAAGCGTCGCTCAGGGAGGCACCGGCGGCAATACGCAAAGCGCCGCGCGTACTGGGCTTGGCCTTGGTTCAGCAGCTGTAGCCGCTATCCTTGGAACGGTCAGTCAGTCCGGGGGTGTTCCGACGGGGGCGATTATCGAAAACGCGACAAATGCGAATGGGAGGTACATCAAATATGCAGATGGAACCCTGATCTGTATCGGCGGGATCAACATCACAGCAAGCGGAACACTTGCGGCAGTCGGCTCCGCGACTCTGCCCTACGCTATGATTGATTCCAACTACTACGCCGGGGCCACTATGGCGGCTCTTATCGGCACTCAAGGATTCAGCGTATTCAGGGTAACCAGATCGGCGACGGCGATGACCATGGACTTCTGGTCGATTAGTGGCGGAGCGAGTTCCGGTACATCTGCTGCGGCTTACCTCGCAATAGGACGGTGGTTCTGATGAGAATCTATTTATCGCCTCAGCGCAGCGACGCGACGCTGCAAATTTCTCGCACAGGCAACACCCTCACCTTGAATGGTGAGTCCTTCGATTTTTCCTTGATGAACGAAGGCGACACACTTCCCGCTTCGGCTATCAAATCGACATGGTTCGTTGGACCTGTGGACAAAATTAACGGCGATCTTGTTCTGACACTGCTGTTGCCGCTGCCGCCTAACTTCAGTCCAGAGCAAGCGTTTCCGGAACCATTGATTAATGTGCCTGACGGTCCGATCACTCTTCCGCAGCCTTTGCCGGCCATCGAGAAAACGGAGGCTAGGCAGCAGGACGCCGCCGAGACTGGGTTTCCAGCAGGGGAGTTAGAAGCATGATAGAGAACATCGACTGGACCCAGTTGGTCACCCAGAAAATCAAGGATCAGGTCAAGGCCGCGCAGGTGCTCTCGACAGTGATAGCCGAGAGCGCGAGGCGCCGCACCGTTGCAGACTCTGCAATCGCTCCACTGCAAGACGCCGTGGACGTTGACGACGCTACCGTTGCAGAGGTCGCCCTGTTGAAAGCCTGGAAGAAGTACCGAGTTGCGCTGAACCGGCTACCCGAGCAGCTGGGTTACCCGGCAGCTATCGAGTGGCCTGTGGAACCCGTCTGATCAAGTGCTCGTTACCGAGTCCCGTCATCGAGCGGGATTTTTTTTGCCTGGAGAAAAGTGATGTCAGTTACCGACAAAGACCGCGACATGCTCGCCCGCACCCTTTGGGGCGAGGCCCGCGGCGAGAGCCTGGCCGGCCAGATCGCCGTCGCCTGGACTATTCGCAACCGCGTCAATGACGGCAAGCTCAGATCGTGGTGGGGCGAGGGCTATGCCGGCGTGTGCCTGGCGCCGCACCAGTTCAGTTGCTGGAACAAGAACGACCCGAACTTCGCCTACCTGTCGGGCGCGAGGCAGATCCCTTTCCGTGAGCTGGTCCAGGCGCGGATCGCCGCTGATCAGGTGATTGACGGCAAGGTGCCGGATCCTACCGGCGGCGCTACGCACTATTACGCGATCGCCATGAAGACGGCCCCGGCCTGGGCGGCGAAGGCCAAGCTAACGCTGAAACTCGGTGGGCACGTCTTCTTTAAGGATGTACCGTGAGCCCCGCTGCGTGGAAGGTGGCCGGACTCCTGGCTCTGGTGCTGGCAACCGCCGGCGCAGCCTGGAAGGTCCAAGACTGGCGCTACGGCAAGCAGCTCGCCGAACAGGCCGGCCTGCATCAGGACGATCTGACCGCCATCAGCAGCGCGGCCGCCGCCCAGGTGCGCGCTGATCAGGATAAACGCCTGGCGCTCGAGCAGCGGCTGTCAGCCAGCGATCAAACACACCACAAGGAACTGAGCGATGCTCAAACCAATCAGGCTCGCCTGCGCGATCGCCTCGCTACTTCTGATCTGCGGCTGTCAGCCCTTCTCGAAGCCACGGACTTCGTCGGCAGCTGTTCAATGCCAGCCGCCAATGGCGGCGGCGTGGTTCATGGAAGCGCGAGCGCCCGACTTGACCCGGCGCATGCTCAACGAATTGTCGCCATCACCGACGCCGGTGACCAAGGACTGATTGCGCTGGCGGCTTGCCAAGCATATGTGAAAGCAGTGAGCTATAGCGAGTAAACTTATGAAGGAAAATCGAGAGTACATTGGCTGATGTGATTGCAGGCAAAATTTGCCAATTTATACTACTTGCAACTACACAAGCAATTCAAATAATCTCATGCTCTACCTTGATCTGGAGAGAACCAATTGGCGGGAAATCAAAGTCGACTTGAGCGCATTCAGTCAATAGCATCAATAGCTTCGTCAATTGCTATCCCACTCGTTCTTGCGGTTGCCGGTTATTTTGTTCAGCGACAAATTTCTGATGATGGAATCAAGAAGGATTATGTCTCGATTGCCACAGGAATTCTTCGCGATAAGTCTGACGGACAAGATCCAGCGTTGAGGGATTGGGCTGTGACTGTCTTGGCGAAATATTCGCCAGTCACTTTTTCAGCAGAGGCTAAGGATGGGTTAGGGCGCGGGCTGCCTGTTCAGTTGTTCTCCACGGACTTGCCTGCCTTGGCTCGCCAAAAAAAGCAAGATCCACTTTGCTCTCCTACATGCTCCGGCAGCCTAAGTTCTTTGCTGAAAGACTTGCGGGGCCGGCTAGAAAATGAAAGTGACTCTCCTGTTGGGCCAAAATCAGCTGTCCGTGCAGCCAGATTGTTTAAGGAGTCACTAGATACTTCAATCAACTTAAATCTTGAACTCGCCAGTGCGCTTGACCATGCCAGAATATCCGGAAAGACTTGCGAGGCATTTTATGATTCCTATCATGATCTAAATATTAAGTCGGCTCCTTGATTTCTTGTATTACCTACGCGCCGATCCACCCGGAACCATTCAAACGCCTCAGTCGGCTCGCCCTGGAGCAGAACCATGTTCGGCGCGCTCCTTGGGTGTGTCAGAGCGTCGAGCTGGGAGGCAGGCTAAGCCAGCCAATATGTAGCCCCCAGAACGATGGCGACCCATATAATGCTTAGTACAAAAAGGAGGACGATGAAGCCGTTCTCAGACATAGCAACACCTGTGGGGAGATGCCTTGTAGTGAGAATAGCCCCTCAAACCTTACCAACCGAGTAATCCGGCTGAAGGCAGCTCCCGATCGCGTTAACCAGTGCATCCATGGACCATGGCTTTCGAAGATAGATTGTTGAAGAGGGCACCGAAGCGGGGTCAAGCTCAAGGCCAGATGTCAGAATCGCGGAGGTCGCTGGCCATTTGGCCCTTACCATCTCGATGAACTCCCGGCCTTGAAGTTGCCCTGGTAACCCCTGGTCCACAATCACCAGCGGACAGTTGCCGTCTGTCTGAAGAAGAAAAATAAAAGCCGCACCAGCCGTTTCGAAGTCCAAGGACTGAACACCGATCTCCGACAGAATTTCCATCATCAACGTGCGTAAGGTTGGGTCGTCTTCAACAACGATTGCCCACCCCGTATGCGGTGAGAGATTTCTCCTTTCAACGTCCACGCTCGTTTCCTTAATTGGCTCAGTTCCACCACAAAGCAGATGGGCCAGTGTAGGCCTCTTTCTCTTGAGATTGATTTTTAATGGTAGGGCCGTTTCTACGAATCGTTAGATTCGACCAGAGCTAGCTCTGCCGGACAGGGCATGGGTTCGAATACCTATCGGGTAGGTGATCAGGTATGGGCGCAATCGATGCAGCGCTCCCCCTAGCCGCGCTGTACCATCTTCTTATCAGACGGAGTTGCGCGAGGTGGCATGGTGAGTCAACACAATCCAAAAAAAGTTGAGAAGAAAGATAAGACAATTGGCGAGCGACTCCGTGAAGAACGGAGTCGACTCAGGATGACTCAGCAGGAATTTGGCTCCGCCGGCGGAGTCCGGACTGATGCTCAATACAAGTATGAAAGCGGCTTACGCATACCCAGGGCGGATTATCTCGCAGAGATATCCAAGGTCGGCGCAGACATTTACTACGTTGTTACAGGAAATCACCTTCCGCTTGGATGAATCCAGCCAGAGACGAACATCAGAACGATAAATAGCTCGAAGATCATCGTCCGCGTTTAGCCGATATAGTTCGTGTCGAAAGTCCGCAATCGACCCATAGCTGCCGGTCAGCACCGGCAGTAAATGGCGATTAGCGGCCATTCGGGCGTATTCACACAGGACTGTAGGTGGCTAAAACGAAACCGACGCCTGCCAATATTCCTTAAGTAATCAGAACTCCATATTCATTATAAATAAATTTTCGCCCACCTTTGGTATGAGCAATTAGAAATTTTTCTACCTCATCAAAGCTGTAGCTGTTCACGACATCCATTTCTGGTGTTACGCAGAATAACTCCTCCCCTTTTTCTAGATCGAAAAGAAAAATCTTATCCGTATGCCCGGTTAAATCTTTCACTGCGCTAAAGTTGGTCTTACAAAACGCCAACTTCCCATTTCTGGAAACACCACTATCTACAATAGATGCGGTCAACTTTTTAATAATGATTGGATTGCCCTTGCAATCAAAAACATTGAAAACTGCTGAGCCGTGCTCTTCGATCCAGCTTTCGAGACTAAACGTTCCATTATCTGCTATAGAACCTTTGTTAGGCCTAAGAATTTTTCCACGAGCAGTTACTATGTCGGCTGTGAGGTCAGCCAATAAAAACTCACCTACGCTCCTGTTATAAAATGATTTTCCAACATCTTTAGAAGATGATGCCGCCCAAGACAGAGCCCAATTTTTTAACCTAGACAGGCGATATAGTCCTTGATAACCAATTGACTCGATGACCATTAGGGGTCTACTGAACACAATCGTACGCGTTGTATTCTTCAAGTTTCTTTCGGGACTTACCTGACTTTTCTTCATAAAGTCATTCACTCAATGTGATTGGCAGTATTTAATCGAGCACCCGTAGTAATGTAGTGAATGTCAGCCCCCAAGAAATTTATGTTCGCCAAATAATCAGCTTTTGGGGTTCGCATTCCTCGCTCATATTTATACTGAGCATCGGTATTCACGCCACCAACGGCTCCAAAATGTTGCTGAGTCATCTTCAATTTGACCCGCTCCTCACGTAACCGACTGCCAATAGTGCTTGGGCCCGTTCCGACAATTTCCTTGGACGCCTGCCTGGTCATACTTGCCTGTTTATAAGCGTCATCAATCTCAGCAGTGATGTCCTGGACAGCCTTTAACGTGTCCCGAATGCGCTTGACAGCTTCCACTCCACCAAATTTCTCAACGATGGTCAGTAGCCCTTGCAGAGCCTCCTCAAAGCCTCGTTGGTTAGTGTGCAAGCGTTCAATTATTTCTGCTAAAGCATGCTTTGTCGGCATCCCGCCTCCTCATGTGCATGAGGCAGAATCCTAGCAGTGATGCATGGAGAGGAAAAGTTATCGGGGGAGACTCGGCTGCCATCTTAAATTCATGGTGATCGGGTCGATAGCTGTCCTGCACGACAGGCAGCTATTGGCCGATTTCAGCCTGTCGCGACCGGCTTAAAACGACCCATAGTGGACATCTCGTCTAGGTCACGGTATTCGACGTTGCGGATAGGCAAGGAAAGTATTTTGCCAAATCGGTGTGACTCGACCCTTTAAAGCGGCCGGTTGAGCAGCAGTAAACGGGTCGCCAGAGCTGTCATTACCGCAGCGAAGCCATAAGCACCAAGGCGTTTAGATATCATGCCTTTGCTGAGGCGCCCATGCAGCCGTCCGGCGCAAAATCCGATCAGGGAATGGAAAATCAATGCGATCAGCGCAAGCAACAAACCTAAGAACATCAATTGCGAGGTGACGCTGCTGGCACCTACGCTGACGAACTGCGGCAGGAATACCATGAAGAACAACAGCGCCTTAGGGTTTAACAGACTGTTGAGCGTGGCTCGGGCAAGGATCTTCCGAAACGAAGCCTGTATAGCTTGAGTATCAGTGTCCGCAGGAGGAGTCTTCAATGCCTGCCAGGCCAGCCACATCAGATAACAAGCCCCAGCCCACCGTAGCAAGTCAAACGCCGGCGCCCAACTCATCACCAGCGCACCGAGACCTGCGCTAACCATGACGGTCATCAGAACATCGGCCAGGGTTATTCCTAGTGCTGCGGCGAGGCCGGCGCGCCAACCGTGGGCAACTGCATGGCTGCTGACGATAGCCATGTTAGGGCCAGGCACGATCAGCAACATCAAGGCGGCGGCAATGAATAGGTAGAGGTTAGTGGCGTCCGGCATAGAGCAATACTTCCTTGGGTGAGGAGTAATGCTAACCGGTAGTAGTTAGGCAGAAGCAGATACAGTGGGGATGGATTTGGCCGCAACAGTCTGGTGTGGAGAGGCAAAATCCGTTCGACAGCATGGTGAAAAAAGTTCGAGCGGCTGCTATTGGCCGATTGCAGTCACTCTGGTGCCATCAGAACCGCCAGCGTCAACTTGATAAACTCTTCGTTTTTGTCGATCGTGGCCAGCGCGCCGCGAACATTTTCGGCTATTTCGGCAGAACCGCGAGCCTCGACCCAATTGGTGAGTTCCATGATTGCCGCTTCGAGGGCGAGTTGGTTTTCGTTGATCTTGAAAAGCAGGGAAGGGAGAAGGTCTGAATTTGGCATCGCGAATCCTCGGTTAAAAGGTCAGCGTAGCAGAGCGCAAAACTTGATTGGGGGAAGTGATTCAGCTTTGCAGGACGCCGGGATGCAGGGATTTTCTCGTCGAAAGCCTGTAGGGACTTTTGCGGGAGATCGTGAAACCTGGCTGAACACCGTAGAGCGTCGATTGCAGTGGGCGCCTACGTAATATGCTGCTTTTAAAAGCTTTTTAGGACGTCCGCTAGCATGGGGTGCTAGGGGTCGAGTGTTCGAATCACTCCGTCCCGACCATATTTACTGAGTTAAATCAGGCAATTAAGCCGATCACCTAGATCGGCTTTTTTGTGTATGCGCAAAACCTCGATAGTGCCCGCTGTCTTCCTAAAACCCGCTGACTCAGCAGACACTGTTCAGCTTTTTGCCCCTGATCTCTTTTCGGCGGTAACGATGCAAGCGGCGAAAAAATTGTTTTGGAATTGAGCGATCGCTTCCTGTTGCTTCGCCTCGGTCGGGTACTTGGGAATCTGGTACGCCTCTTTGATCAGTACCTTGAACAACCCGCTTATGTATTCGTTTCCAGCGTCTTCGGCTATTTGCCACAGTGCTGACATCGGCGCACCTTCCTGCCGGCTTTTCATGACCTGCCGGGCCGAGTTTTCTGTTCGCTTGCACTCTTCGAAGTCTTCACTCGGCAGGGGGGAGCCTTGAGCCGCAAGACTGAGGGTGAACATTGCAGCGGCTGTAGCGAAGCGTTGTGTATACATGACGCATCATCCTTGATTTAAAAGCGAAATTTACCACTAATGGCGCGCGGCTATCGCATCTGCGACCAGAAGTTGGGGCCGGGCCTGATAAATTGCAGGCAAAGAAAAGCCCGCGACGAGAAGGGCTGATTTAGATTCAATGAAGGACTCTGCGACTCTCTCCAATCCTGACCCGATCGAGTGCCCGGTTTAGCGCATCCAAGGCGTCCAGGAGAGCTTTAGCCTCAGACTCC